GGAGTTATAACTGAAATAGCTATCTTCTTAAGAGAATCTGTTGTGCTATCATAGATGCATAAGAAATTATTTGATCTTATAACATCGGTTAGAGATGAGACATTATTTTTATTATAAATTGAATTTGGTGTAAGTGATACGATAGCATCAGAGTACATTTTTGCAGTATAACTTGCACCACCAGAACCACTAAAAGTTATTGTGGCTGCAGTACTTGTGTAACCATAGCCTTTATCTGTTATGGTTACTGATGTAACAGAAGTATTAGTAACTGTTGCAGTCGCTGTAGCTCTTCTACCAACAAACAACCAATTTCCGGAAATACCAGAAGAATGGAATGGAACCTGAGAAGAATCAGCTATTGCTTTTGTTGCCTTATAGAATCTATATTGAGCATCGCCTGTAACTGGTACTCCACCAACAGTTGTCATTACTATTGTATTTTGTGCAAAACCAGTAGCACCAAATAAAGTTCCACTAGATCCAACAAATCCGGTAGCACCGACAACGAATGGAGGATTTGAAATTGTCACATCAGGAGTTGAACTATAACCCGAACCAGCATTTGCTTGAATCACACCTCCAACTCTATAGTTATCAGTTCTAAGTGATACGCTGATATCTCCTTCATTATTATAAGGAGAAGATGCGATAATTGAATAATTTGTGGTAAAACATGTTGCGCCGGCAATAGTCACTGTTGGTGCAGAAGTGTAACCTGTACCTGAATTGGCTAAAGTTATAGAAGAAACATAAACACCAGTAGATCCATATGATAATCTCGCAACACCAGTCGCTCCTGTACCAGCACCACCAGTAAATATTAAACCATATTCACCAGGAGCCATATTATTAGAGACACCAGATGCACCTATTGTTAATTCTCCAATTGTTGTTGGGGATGTAACATAATATGTACTTAATGCTTTATTTTTAAACGAAGCATCATATATAGCAAATTCTGCTGGTTGTGGGTCAGTTGTATCTAATGAAACTGAAGTGAAACTTTCGAATTGTGTAAATGCATCGTTTATTTTTGTTGCCCATTGTGCAAAGTTATCACTATTCTTAAGTCTTGGTAATGATGGCATCTATTATCCCTTATTTTGAACAAAAAGATTTTAACATGCTCTTTATTTCATTTATCTCTTCTTTAATAGTATTTATATCGTCGATTGATTCCCTTAGAGATTCAATCTCAGAATATATCGCTTCTAATTCTTTTTTATTCTTTAGTTGTTTCTTCTTAAACTCTAATCTGGCTATTTCATCTGTAATTAAAATAGCCTTAGAAGAGAGATCACGATTTAGATTATTTACTTCTGTTGGTATTATTTTCATATTAGATAACTGTGTCTAAAGCGATTGCTCTGAAATCGGCAATTCTAGGAATAATTGTTGGATCTGTTGATAAGAAAACTATCTTAATTGCAAATTCATCAAACGATGAATATGTAACACCATTACGAACATAAGAAATAGTTTGTGGATTAGTTGTAGAATCTGGTCTGAAAATAAATTCTTTGAAGTCATTAATATTAGTAGAATTTAAATTATCTCCAGGATATTCTTTTTGCATTTCAATCCAGGATCTATTTGAAAATAGATCAGAATCTTCTGTAGCCTTCACCTTATAATACACTTTAATATCGGTTCCAGATTGTTTAACTGCAGTCAAATATACCTTTAAATAATCTGCGGGATTCTGTAGAGTTACTCTTCTTGTAATATACTTAGAAGCAGCAGCTCCTCCGGATGGGAAAGTTTCTGAATTAGAATAAACTGTCGCATTATTTGACACTGAAGTTGCACCTGTTCCTAATTGACCTCTAACAACCGTCACACCAGTCGCACCAGTCACACCACCTGCAGCAGTAACCAAGATATACTCAGAACCGATCTTAATGTAATTTCCATTTAATGCATATTGTGAAGAAGCTAGATTAATAATAGTTGCATTATGACCAGTTGCTCCTGATACAGTAGTAGTTCTTTCATATAAGTTATTAATATCATTTTCAATTGCTAGATAATTATTCTTCTCCATATCAATTATCGGAGAAACTGAATTATTAGTTACAGTTCCAATAACTCTATGTTTGAAGGATTCTGCGTTAGCTATTATTTCTCTTCTACCAGAGAAATTATAATTCTTATTAGTGAGAAAAGTCGTATAAGAAGATTCTAATGACGACCCGCTTGGTTTAGAAACGAATGAACTTGATGTTGTTGCAGTTGGAAACTCCATTGTAGATAATCCAACCCAAATAACATCAGAAAATCCATCACCAGCAGATTTACCAGTGAATGTTATATTGCCAGTTACAGTCGCAGAATTTGCCGCCGAAAGAGTTATAATAAATCCATCAATTCGAGTAACTTCAGCACCAGCAGCTATTCCTGTTCCAGATACAGATTGTCCAATCGCAATATCTTCACTATTATTTACTGTTATTGTAAATCCACCATTAACTCCGGTTGCGGTTTTAACTCTTGTTGTTGGGGTTGCAACAATATAATCGCTCAAAACTGCAGTATATGTACCAACATCAAAAGAACATCTCTTGAGCGTAAACATCAAATCTTGAGTTTGTTCGGCTGTCCAAGTTGATGAATTTTGAGACTTGAATAGAGAACCAACATATGCTTGTTGTGAAATTTTAACATCAGTTCCAATTTTATTTTTACCTATTTCTGCAATCCACACATTATAATCAGTTGAATTAGCTAGAATTACTAGAGAATATTCTCCAGGTTCAAGATAAACTATTGCCGGAAATTGGAAATTAGTTGCAGTTGTAGCATTTGCAGATACATTTACCGAAGATGGCGGTAAACTTTTCTCAGCAAAAGGCATAACTGCAGTCGCAGATGGATAACCATTTACAGTTGGTCTAATTTGTACTGTAACTGGTACAGAAGCATCTTTTGTTTGGAAGAAGATATCTACTGAATCAATAAACAATCCATTAGGAAAAATAGTTGGGTCAACGAAGAAAGTTTGAGCCAATGGATCCTGAGGAACAGGAACTTGTGGTTCAGGTGTTCTTATGTTGATCGTTTCAGTTTGTTTATGTATTAGGATACCATTTGCTGTATATCTTGCTTGTGCGAAAGTTGTTTCTAAAGCCTTATCATTATTTGCATTATCTGATAATCTTAAGATTCTATCGCCAACTAAAAACATATTTTGAGGAATTGTAAATGTTCCTGAAATACTTCCAGCAGAATTAGTAACATTAGAACCCGTAAATGTTATCGTACCGTTTACTGTTCCAGAATTATTGACAGATAGTGTTACTGTTCTTCCATTAACAGAAGTAACCTTTGCGTTGCTTCCAATTCCTGCTCCAGATACAGATTGACCAACGATAATTACATCATTTGTATTATCATTTACTGTTATAGTATTTGATCCTGATGTTCCAGCACCTGTTTTAGTTATGACATAATTCACATATCTAGAAATTAAGATATCATCAAAGAAAGGATAAACAGTAGTATTGGGTTTTAATCCCTTTGCTGCAAAAGTAATTGTTTGTGGTCTCATCCAAGGAGTAGATGTAACATCTACAACTCTTTCTCCTAATGAGACAGTATTAACTGTGGTTCTTACTGGTTGTTGATTCTGTACTCTTCTACCGGAATTATCTCCTCTTAGAGAGGGCGGAACTACAGGAGGATTCGTTCTTTGACCAATTTGTGCATCAGCAACTGCACCTGTTCTCCAATTTCTCCATTGCGGAGTTCTTACACCGTTAACAATGTTTTCTTCATATCTCCAATCAGAGATATCAAACATTGCATTTCTTGGATCAGTATTAACAGTTGCTGCTGGTAAACCATTAGGATTCCATAAAGAAGTACCAAACCCAGGATTCATTCTTAAGAATCTGGTTTCTTCATCTTCTTCAGGCGCACCATTAAATTCTTCTTGCCAATTATTCCATCTCGAACCACTAAAATCATTACCAATTGCAATATTATCTCTATTTCCGTTAATGTTGATTATATTTTCTGGTCTGAATCTTTCATCTTTCCAAAAGTCGATTGAAGGATCAATCGACATTGTTCCTCTCCAAGAGAATACTGAGTAAGGATTAACATTCACTGATTGTGAAGCGAATGGTTGAGTTATATAATTCGTTGGCGTAAATGTTCTGGAAAGAAGTGGACCTCTTTGAACATATCCAGAAGATTCTGTAGTTTTTAAGAATAAGTTGTAATTTTTGGTATAGAATCTTGGTCTCGCTTCTTGATTCTTTTCGTCTATAGCGCAACGATAATCTGAACTTGTAACATCACCGATACCGTGACCTGTAAAGGTATCTACGATAAATCCGTTTTTATATCTATCGTTACCATTAGCATCAGTTACATCTAAAGTTGCAGTTTCTCTCTCAAGCATATTCAAAAGAGAATAATATTCGATATTTTCAATTCTCTTTTCAATTCTACCGATATCTCTCATTGTATATCTCTTATTTTCCACATAATTTAGAACAATATCTTTATTATTATAAGTATATGGATTATAATAGATAGTATATAGAGTCATCCCATTATCTAAATCGTCAGGAGCCTTTGGAGATAAATCAGCATTACCCTTTAATACTTTAAATTCTCTTTCTGTAGTTGCGACGATCTTATCAATTCTTGGTTTCCAATATGTAATATCTGCGTTCATATTAGTACCAGAAATAGGTAATTTTGTTGTTTCGTATGGACCAGAACCGGGATCAGATCCTGTCAGTTGTCTAACTGGTCTAAAATCAACGCAATTCTTTAGATCATAGAATTTTCCGGTCGAGGAATAAAAGACTGGAATTTGATCGTATGAAGGATAAGAATCTACGTTAAAGTAACCAGAACCTGTATGCGTAAAATATTCAAAGAAGATAACAATTGGACCTGTAACAACTTGTCCAGATTTTAGAACAACATTCGCATATTCATAAGTAAAATCTCTTTGTCCATTATCAAAACCGAATTTACTCGTAACATCTTTTGTTGGATCGAACCAGTCAGCTTGACTCGTTGAATTTAAAATTCTATGTATTCTGATACCATCTGGAACTGTCAAAGATATTGGTACTTCGGATGCCCCAACGCTAGTTGCAGAATATACTCTACCAACAGCAAGTTCTGAATACGAATTATATGTATAAGATGTTGTTGGTGGAGCTATTTCGTAATAAGATGATGCGTCTGGTATTGCTGAAAAAGTTCCATCAATTGTTGCTATTTGTGTTGTAGAATCGTATGATGAAATCCTAAATCCTGTAGCACCAGTCATTTCACCAGTACCAGAAATAATCTTAATTAAAGCATTCTGGTAGTAATTTGTTGTTGTATTATCTGCTGTTGAAGCTAGTTTAATTGTAGTCGAAGAATTTCCTATCGATCCGGCATAACCAGCATTAGTCTTTGGTGTTATTTTATTTTTAATTCTAGGTTCAGTTGTATTTGCATTTACAGTGTAAATAACCGAAATATTAGTTGGTCCTGTTGCTCCTAATGTAATAGTTCCTGTTCTATTAACATTTGTTATGCCTAATGTATATCCACTTGAAGGGATTCTCTCGCCGCTCAAAGTATCAACAACTAAGTAATGAGTATCAAGAGTTGCTGTATCTGTTCCTGATTGTAAAGTTTCAGTAGTTCCAACAGTCCACGAAAACGATGTAGTAGACGCTGCACTGGTTACTGCTTTATATTGATAATCAGTATCTGTTAAAGCAATAAATGTTCCAGGACTTAACGGATCTTCAGTTCTAAAAGTTCTTACACTTTGTAAGCCAGTTTCAAAGATATAACTTGATAAATCTGTGCCATATAGAACACCAGTTGATCCAGATGTTGGAGCAACTAAATCAAATTTCTTAGTTGTACCATCTGAGGATCTTAAAGATCTAACATCAGAAAAACCTGCTCCCCCGCCCAAAAAGATTGCGAATAGATAGAATCTATATTGTACAGATGCACCAGAACCACTATCATATTGAATCGATGATACTCTACAAGTACCAATTTGATTTCCAGCTGCATTATATAGATAAAGAGTTTCTAATGTAGAAATATCCGGATACCCTTCGTCGACAGTTACTTTAACATAATTACCATAATTCATTCCAATATCAAAACCATTGTATGTTTCGTCATCAAAAATTGATCTTGGTTTATCTAGATCAACATATTGTCTTGCGATTGTCTCGAACTCATATCCTTTAACATATCCCTTTCCAGACTCAATATAAGCACGCAACTTATTATTATCTGTTGGGTGATTCTGAACATCTAACAAGAATGGTTTAACTGTATAATCACCTGATTCATCATAAGTTCTTCTTGCCAAGGTCTTTTCGATTTCAGAATAGATTGGTCTTGTGACTTGCTTATATAAAGCACCTTCTCTAACTTCCAAGATTTCAATAAACTTGTCTGCATCTGTAGTAAAATTTAAATCTTTTGATGCGAGAGTTAGATTAACTTTTAATCTGTGCGCCCCAGGTGCTGCGTAGTTATATGAACCTGTTGCATTATCTAATAAAGTTGTGTCATCGCCTTCATCGATAATTGCTATTTCTGATAGCAAACCAGCTTTCTTATTTGGTGTATTTGAATATTTTTCTAAATAAGCTGTTTGTTCATTACAAATTACAAAGAATCCTTTTGTATAGAAGATACCATCAGAAATTGAAACAGTAGAAGATGGTCCAGTGATAGTTCCTGAAGCAATAGATTTACAATTTCCACCGCCAGCTGCAGAAATTGTTTCATCGTTTACATTGAATGTACCTTCAATTGGTTCGATTATAAGTGTCTTTGGATCTGATTCTTCACGCTCAGCAACCGCAACAACCACACCCTTCGCACCACTCGTTCCTCCAGTTATCACTTTATTCAAGAAAGATTCAACGTCAACTTCGTTAGAAGAAAATGTATCTTGTATTTTAACATATTTTCTAGTTTTCACATTGATCGTCGTCATACCGCCAACTACAATCGATCCTTCTTTGAAAATATGATTCCCGAATCTTTCTACTTGAGTTTGTAGGATAGATTGTAACTGATTTAATTCTCTTGCTTGTACAGCATATCCTGGGCGAAAAAGAATTCGTAGATAATCTTTTGTTTCTGGCGAAAAATCGTCCCAGTATGGAGAAGCATTTAATTCTGAAATTGCTGGCATTTAATCCTCTTTAGAATTGGATAATTACTCTAATATCTTCGATTTGTTCAGTATATCTTGAAAGTGGTGTTCTATTTTCCATATAGATTACAGAACCTGTATTTTTTGCAATTAATGGGCCAGTAGCTCCTGTTGGAGTAAAAGATGGACCACCTGTTACTTGTACTCCAGTAGATCCTGTAAAATATGGGAATGTTGCTGCCCCTGTAGTCTTACCTAAATTAGTCACATAAACTTTCTTATTAACAGTATCGTGTTGCACAACATTACCAATGGCAGTTTCGGCCGAAACTGATCCTTCATATATAACAGAGTCTGGAGTAATAGTTGAACCAATAGTATTGTAACTAATAACTAGACATTGATTTATGACGCTGTCAGTAGCCAAAAAACCATAATAAGAAGTAGCATCTGGTAGAATATCAAATGCTTCAGTAACAGTTGCTATTTTAGTTGAATTATCAAAAGTGCTTATTGTTCTTAATTGACCTTTACCATTACCAGAATAAATGATTATCTTTTTTCCTGCAGTTACATTTGATGATGTATCTGCAGTATTCAATTTAATCTGAGATGTTGACATTCCTGATCTTGCTTGCGCTTGTTTAATTGATCCTTGAACTAGAGGATTAACAATAATCCCTATCTTTCTGTATTCATTCGATGAAACTATTGCACCACCTTCGTCTCCTTCAAACTTAACTTTAGAAAGAAGATTGAACCCACCCAATTCAACAACTGGATCTGATCCATGTCCACCATTAGGAGAAATAATTACTCTAGCAGTCGCACCGGAACCAGCTGGTGCTGAAATAGTTGCAGTACATTCAGTATATCCGCTTCCTGGATTTACAATTTGAATTTTATTAATTGCATTAGATACAACTCTACAAACTGCAGATAATCCTGTTCCGTCTCCAGAAAAAGTTATTTTTGGTGAAATATATCCTTCATATCCTGCGGCAGCATTTGTTATACCAGGAGAAGCAAGTGTTACACCACCAGCACCATCGTAAGCTGTAATTTCTGCTACTTCAGTTATAACACCTGAAATATTTTTGGTATAAAAGAAAGAACCATTATAGAAACTTGACGTTGCGCTTGGCGAACCACTTGTTATTGTAATTTGAGTATTCGATGTTTTTGTAAATGTCACACCATCTTGTGCATCGGTAGTATCGCCTGTCGATGGCAATAACCTATTATAGCCAGATCCTGAGGATGTTACTTTTACATTATAAACTCCACCAGAAACGGAATTAGTAATAATATCCCAGTTATCTGTGGAATCATCTTCTGCTATTGTTCTAATTGGAAACCAATCAGTTGTTAAGAATTCTGAAGCATCTAGTGGCTTCAAGGTGTACATATATTTCCAAATATATCCATCAGATAAAGGTTGATATAAATCTCCACCTGTAAATGCCGTTGTTGTTGGTTCTACTGTGCTTAGAGCATTTCCGCCATTAGAAATACACTTATACACTTTATAAGTGTCAGTTATAACGTAAAAAGGATAATATTCATTCGTTGAGATTGTTCTCTTAGTCAACAAATCAGATAAGTCTGATTGATTGTCGTACTCTTGATATCTTCTATTTTCTTGCCAACGATGCAAACGAATTACATTTACACAATTTGAAATCGATAATTTCTTAAGATATATCATTTCGTCGAATGCATCAGATTCTAATGTGAACGTGTCGAACACAGAATCTGGAATCAAATCGTTTGTCCAACCACTAGGTTTAGACACAAAGAAATAGACTGATTCGTCTTCGACTGTGTTTTTGAAATTATTTAGATTTTTGTGTCTTAGAGAAGAACTTAAAACTGTTGGCATTTATCTTATCCTTAATTCTATTTATATTGGATATACTTTAATTATTGATTCAACAGGAACATTCGTCGATTTCCAACCAGAATACATTTCTCCTGTAACATATATTCCAGTTGCACCTGTAATCTGTAAAGTAGAAGAATCTCTTACTCTTGTTAAATTATTTGTTGAATTTAATTCATCAGATTCTTCATCTTTTTCCACATATAATACATTATTTATATAATCACATTTAATTACTCTTAATTTATTAGTAATTGATGGATTTATAATTGAAACTTGATTAATTGTTTCGCCATATTCAAAATCTGGATAAGGTCTTTTACTGGTGAAAGTTATAGTACCAGAGACACTACCAGTCGTATATTGACTTAATTTAATTTTCTTTGTAATACTTAAACCTGTATCCACAACTGCTATATCTGTTACAATAGTTCCAGTTGCGATTCCAGTTCCAGAAACAATCGTACCAGTTCTAATATTTGAAGTATCGAAACCAGAATCTATTGTTATAAATTCAGATCCAGCTACAGCACTACCAGTTGTTGTTTTTGTTGTTCCAGATAACACAAACACATAATGACCGTAAGTAGAATAATTGTAATTTAATCCAACCCCAACTCCATTAATAGTTTTCATAATTGGATATAGAGATACACCAGTTCCAGTTGCAGAATTTACAGTAACTCTTGGTTCATAGATATATCCTGAACCTGAAGATGTTACATTTATTGATGTAATTTTTCCATTTCCATCAACCGATCCAATACTTGCGACTGCTCCTGAACCATAACCACCTACGATTGAAATTGTGTCTGAGATTTGATATCCTTGACCGCCTGAAGAGATAACGATACTAACCACAGAACCAGAAAAATGATCATCGTTATAGATTGTACCATTAGGTCCAGTTGCTCCAGTTGGGATACGATATAAATCAGGATATATGTAATATGTAGATTCATTAGCAACTCCAGTTGCTCCGTCTGCAATTATGGTTCCTGGGTTTCCCTCGCAACTTATTGTATTATCTATCTCATTATATTCAAGAATATTAAGAACTGAGTTTACACCACCACCACTTGTAATGATAATATTGTAATAAGGATAAGAATTATTCTCAAGATATAATTTATGAATACCTGTGCTACCAGCAGTAATTGATATATTGCTTGGTGTTAATGCACCAGTTGCACCAGCTCCAGAATTATCGTAATTTGTTGCTAATTTAACTGAAGTCGGACTTGTAACAGTTACCCAATATTTTGTTCCAGAAGTCAATCCACTAACATCTGCATTCCCATTATTATAATAAACAACTTTATCACCAGTAGATAATCCATGATAATATCCTGTTGCACCGGGATATCCTAAACCTGTTGCGCCAGAGAAAAGACTAATCGTGTTACTTGAGATCTGATTTGTTGGATCGAATGAGAATTCTTTCTTGACGATTGCATTAAGTTCATAAGCTGGATCGTAAGGAGATAAACCAAATATTCCAGTTCCACCTGTTGCGCCGGAGACAGAAGAAAGAATATAATTTTGTATTAATCTATAAGAAAGCGATGTTGGACTTGTTCCCTTATCAATATTATGAGATAATGTGAATACTTTTGTAGTACCGTTATAATTTGTAATTCTTCTTACATATTTCGTATTATCTAATGTACCACCATTTACTGTGATAATCATTGAATAATTAGTGTATTCATCATCTTCAGAAGATAGTCCTACGTTAGCTGCACCACCACTAGCATCTATTGTGCTTGTAACACCATTTCCAGGAGAAGTTATAGTTCCAATAAAATCTTGGAAATAATCAGGAATTCCGGAATTTACATTTCTTACAATATCATTTACTGTCGGGCCAAGCATTGCTTTGCCAGGATCTAGTTGCGATACAACAGGAATTGTAGTTACAAAATCGTGATCTATTGTGTGATGTTGTAGATTTAAAGTTCCATTAGTCTGTGTTCCAAAATTATGAACTGGCCCTGATACACCACTTGTTGCAGTGCTTGAATTGATAACTTTATACCAATTGCTATTGTGATAAATTATTTCGTTTGGTTCATAACCTGTAGAACCAACCCAGAATCTAAAACCTGGTTCATAATATTCTAAAATAACCTTACCATTAGTTGCTGTTCCAGAAGTGTGTGTTGGAGCAGTTTGACCAAAGATTCCAGAAATATTTGCATTAGTTGTTCCGGTGATCTTATAGAAGTTTGTATTATGATATAATATATCACCAACATAACCTTTGAATGGATTAAAATATTTTAGAATACAAGTTCCATTTGTTGCTGAACCGATTTCGTGAACTGGTGGATTTTTTCCTGTGGTTCCTGCAGTTGTTACGATATAATAATTATCCAACCATTGTATTAAATCATTAACAGCAGATGGTCCACCAGTGGCACCACTCCAAGTTGTTGGAGTAGAAGGAAGACCTGCGAACCACTTATAAGCTCTTATAGAATCTTTCACATAATTATTTCTTCTGATCGTTATTGTTGTGTAAGTCTTGGCATATTCATTGTAGTCTGTATCGAATGGAGTTTCTTCTCTCTTATAGATTCTTACAATAGATCCTACAGGTAGAGGAGAATAAAACTCAACAGTGTTCGCATCGGCCATGAAGTAGTCAACATTAAACTCTTTCAGTTCACCATTAACATATACAGATAATAATTTTTCAGCGACACCAGAGAATATAAGTTTCGCAGTTCCATTTGTTTGTTCGCCAGAAATAGCAGCTGGCGGTGTTGCGCCAAACGTGCCCGATTCTGATACAATATAAACATAATCGTTACCTGAAATTCTTACGAAAATCTTAGTTGGATTTTCTGTAGTTCCAACGCTTACACTATCTCCAGCTTGCCATTCAGTTCCATTATCTAATAAATCTGTAATATCAAAAGAATTATCTGGCGATCCTTCAACAAAATAAGTGTATTGATAATAGAAAGGATTATAATTATATCTTCCTTCGTATAGAGATTCATCTTTAACAGAAAGAATCTTAGAGAAATATCTTAACCCAGCTGGGTGAATTGTTTGTTCTATCAACTTACCAAAAATATTCGCAGATTGATCTGAGATAATTTCGTAAGAGAAATCTTGGTAATATTCAGAATCTTGAATTTTCTTTTGTGAAGATGGTTGAGAATCTGTTCCAATATAAGAACCATCATAAGTTAATAGAGAAGAAACATTTCCAATAAAAGAAGCATCAGTTCCACCATTTGTAGTAAAAGATGTGAAGCCTTGAGGGAAATTAAAACCGAAATTTTCAATCTTATAATCAGTTATAGAATTATCAGAAACTTGTGTAAATTTATGGATCTGATATAAGCCAGTTGACCCAAGAGATACAAGAGATCCAGTAGAACCTGCTAGTGCACCAGCATAACTTGTAAATAGTTGAAAACCTGTTGAACCAGTAATTCTTGCGTAATAAGTTTCGCCATCAGTTAAACCGATTGGTCCAGAAGATCCAACTGGCCCTGTTGCGCCATTAAAAGAGTAAATAATTTTTCTACCAGTTTTAAAATTATGCGGACTTACGAAAGTTATTGTTTTAGAAGTTGGATTAATATTCGCAATTAATTCAGGATCATAAAGAGAATGATATTCTGATACTCCAGTTGAACCGATCGCAACTAAAGAACCAGTAGAACCTGCTATGGCGCCAGCATAATTCTTGTATAACTGAACTCCAGTTGCACCAGTAATTCTTGCATAGTAAGTTGTATTATCTTTTAATCCAATCGGTGCAAGATATAATGTATGATTTTGATTTAACCCAGTTGCACCTAGAGGAACAATTCCAGTAGATCCACCATTTATTGCCAAATCATATGAAGAATATAGATTAACATATTGATTCGGAATATCCGAATACATTAAAGCTGTTCTAGAAACTGCAGTCGTTGCTCCAACTTCGCCTGAGAAAGAAACGATTGGTGGAATACTGTATCCGAAACCACTATCAGTGACTTTAATAGTATTAACAGAACCAGAAGAAATTGTACATGTTCCTAATGCATTTCTACCAATTGCTCTCCAATTATTAGTTACACCAAAATTATGTGTAGGAACAGATGAACTATCTGCAATAAAATTAGCTGCCCTATAGAATTTAGAAGAAACACCAGTGGCACCAGGGATAGCAAAATTTACTTGAATTTGCGTCTTAGGAACAAAACCTGTAGATCCAATATTAGCAGCACCACTATTAAATGTTGTTGCTCCGGTGTATGGGTTTGTAAATGTTAATGTTGGGGCGACAGTATAATTCGATCCGCCAGAATAATTAGCAATTATAGAATAATTTGTCGTGAATCCTGATGCCCCAGCAATTGTAACTGTTGGAGCAGAAGTATAACCAGTTCCAGCTTGAATTAAAGAAATAGAAGAAACACTAACACCTGTTGAACCATATTGTAAAGTTGCTAATCCTGTTGCGCCTGATCCTCCACCACCAGTAAAGATAAGACCATAAAGTCCTGGTGACATATAATTTGATATTCCAGTAGCACCAATTGTTAAACTACCTATATTAAGCGGAATATCTACTTTAGCTACAATTCCAGAATCATCGGAGATATTTTTACCAACATAATAAGATACATCATCTATTAAACCAATCGGTCCTGTTGCTCCTTCTGGTCCAGTTGCACCATTAAATGAATAAATGACTCTATCGCCGATATTATAAGTATGATCTTCATTAAATATGATTCGATTATTCACATAATCGACATTATCTTTTATGTTAAAATTCGCAATCGTAGTTTTATTATCGGCACTTTGGCCAAATGTATATGTTAAGCTATCGCCAGTTGCGAAATTATGATTATTTCTAAAGGTTATCGTCTTAGATGTACCATTTACATCCGATGCGATATTAAAAGATCTATATAATAGAGAAGCAATATCTGAGATAACAAAATATCTAGGTTCGGAAGTTATAGTATCGGTATTCGTCACCCTAGCTATAAAAGAAGGATTTGCTAAAATTTGATCGCCGAATGAATAGTTAATTCCACCATCTACAATATCTAATGAAACGATACAAGGATTAACTGCACCAATAGGATCATCAGATTTCGTCTTATCTAGATTATAGATCTTAATATCTTCACCAGAAATATCAAAAGTTCCATTAATATCTGTTAAATTCAACTCAAAAACAGTACCTGTTCCAGCAATTGCTACATCATGGATTGATTGTATTACTGCAGTTGTTCCTGATGTTACACCGATTATTTTCTCGCCCAGATAAAGATCAGTAAAATCTTCTTCAGAAATAGAAGTATCGAAAGGAGCGATTCTTATAACAGAATCTTGCGTCCATTTTCCATCAGATACTCTAAGCATATCAACTTTTGGAAAGTAAAGCTCAACATCGGAATCGAATAGAATTCTGAATAGAAATTTAATTGATTTCTCTGCACCCTTTGAGTTATAAAATTGCTTTATAAACTTAATAAATTTTTTAGTATCTACTTCTCTTGAAGATATAGAAGAATCTACTTCAGTATATAACCTTTCAGGAATCTTAGGAGAAAATTCTTTTCTCAACGAATCAACGAATAATTCTATAGATTCATCGATATCTCTTGATGATTTGGCCGCAGCGACTCCTGCATTAATATTTCCGAATTTAAGAGTTGCAACCGCTTCTGCAACACATCCACTTCCACCACCACCAGTTACAATTGCAATAGGTGCTTCGTCTTCTGTGTAATCTGATCCTGAATTAGTTACAACAATCTTCTTTACTACACCAGATTCTATAACAGGATATCCAGAAGCAGCAGCTGCTGATCCAGTTTTCGGGTCATTAATATAAACTCCGTTCGAATCTTTCGTTTGGAAATATACTATTACAGGATTAATACCTCCAGTACTAATAAATTTAGTAGTCACACCAGCAAAAGAAGTTGGTGCGTTAGTAGTTCCGGTAGCACCATGATATGGTCCTGCAGTAAATTTGTGTGTTTGAGAAATTCCAGTATTAGATAGATTTACTAATGCACCTGTTGCGCCAGAAACAGCACCAGCTCTTGTATTGAATATCTGTAATGTATTTGAATTTACTGGTCGGACCCAATAAGTATTATTATCAACTAAACCTATAACACCAGTTGCACCAGCTGGTCCAGTGGCACCATTAAAAGAATAAATTACTTCATCACCTGTAGATAAACCATGTGAAGTTACATTTAAATATTCCGAAGATGCATTAGCTGTATTAATATTAAATGTTTTTGTAATCGAAGATGATGTAGATTTACCGATTACTTGATAAACTCTATTATTAAATGAAAATCTAGAACCACCTTCATATGTGGTATTTCCTTGCCAAGCAACTATAGGATTATAACCAGATCCACCTTCGATAACCTTTACAGCTACAATTTTTCCTGTTTCTTCATCAAGAAAATCGTAGTATTGTTCCATTAATTCTAAGAATAATGGATATTCTTCTCTAATAAATTGTGGAATCTGAGATTTGACGAATATTTTCTTTTTATGAGGAGTGTGCATTTTTACTCTACTGTCATATTTATTGAAACGTCAGTATCTACGATAGTTAATATATTGTTTCTAAATGAAGTAACTGTATACTCGAATGGTTCTGAAATTAAATCTAATGTATTATCTTCATTAGGTATTGAAGATGGTTTAAAATTTGTAATTTGAACTAAACCAGAGTTATAATTTATCGTACCGGCATTCGCTTTGACTATTACTTTTGTACCAGCCGAGAACTTATAGATTCTTAATAATCCAGAAGAATCATCCTCAAGATAATAATCTTCATTAGACAATCCAAGAGTTGAATCGTTAACTGCTTTAAACGAAGATAAGCTAGCGAAAGTTCCTTCTCTTAATCTATTTTGGAAATTAATCGTATAAGTTGATGTGACATCTAATATTATGTCAATATTCTTTCTTAATTTAATAGAAGAATAATTTGAAATAATTGATGAATCTGCGTTATCAATTGAGCTTACGAATTTAGAATATGAAAATCTTGTACCAAATTTAATCAAATTTTCGACATTGAAATTGCTAATTGTCTGTCTTACTATTGAAGATAATTCAGAAGAAGTGTAAATTGTTCTTTTTGGATCAAATAAAACTGAAGAATTTACAGTAATAAAAGTATATTCAGGATCTATAATTTCAGGAATAATTGAGATAATATTCTTATCTCCTAATACATTATTTAAGATTTCTTGTTTAACGGAATTAGTTACTCTAAATCCTTTCTTCGGTTTAAAAGAAATAAAAACTTTCCCATAGATTGGCGGAACATTATCTTGACCACCCCAAACCGAAATAGATTCTGCTTGCGGATAATCTCTTTCTAAAAAAAACTTATAATCTTCTGCAGTAACTGCTCTTCCTTGAGTGTAGAAATTGTTAAGAGCACTTGTTCTTATTGATTCGATTCCTTCTTCAGCTGATCCAGAATGTGACACCTCAACATTATCATACACAATATCAGAAGATCCGAAAGTTTCTAGACCCACATCTCTTCCTGTTCCAATAGTAGTCGATAGAGTAAATTTTGAAATACCGTTGGCCGCTTCGCCTGAAGAAGTTTGGAATGTAATAAGAACTGTGTCGCCAGCCTCAGGCTTCTTACCTAAAACACCATCGCCAAATTGAATAATGTAATTTCTATCAACAGATTCGAACAAATAAAAAATTTGTTCTTCTGAATCTAAAATAGTAATATCAGAAACAAGATTATAAGTTTGTAGATCTCCAGTTTGACCTAATTCTTTTACATACACTTCAATCGAATCCGTATCAATATTGAAATTATTGATAAAGAATTTTTCTCCAGCAGTTGCAGTTATAGGATATCTTATCGTGAATCTTGATCCTTCTCTTAAACGGACGTCTGTGAATGTATAATATCCGCCAGATACTCTAGAAGTATAAGCAACAACTGGTTGAAAAATATAAGTTGTTCCATCAATATCACCAGTAAAATTTGTAGTTTTATCGAGAGTTAATGATGTGTTTTCTGGATCCGTTGTTGGTATTCTGAAGGAAATATTTGATATAGCAGATTTTCTTGATCTTGGTGTGTAGCCTAAATTTTTAGCAATAGAAACAATCGATGATCTTGTTTGGGCTGTGTCAATGAAATTTTCATTTAAAGCCATATTAAGATATACCGCATTATAATGCGTATTGTAAGCAAGTATATCTAGGATAAGTGCTAAACCAGAACCTTCGAAATTATAATCTGTGAATGTGGTGTTGTTAGCAATATAAGCAGCTATATTGGCTCTTATTGTTTCGAAATCTAAATCTGAAACTAACTTGGAAATTCTTTCTGCCATTTTATCTTATTCTCTCTAGCTGTACTCTTACGGATACTGGTTGCTCAATATTAACAACATAAAATGAGATTTCTATTTCAATACCATTTTGATCTGGAAAATCTTTTACTATAACATCAATTACTCTTGCTCTCGGTTCGAAATTATTTATACAATTTTCTATATTGATCTGCAAAATAGTAGCAGTCTCAGGAGTAATGTTTTCAAACAAAGATCCATAAACACCAGAACCTATTTCTGGGTGAAATAATCTTTCTGAAAAGTTTGTCATAACCAACAATTTAACTGATCTCTTAACTGCATCCACATCAGTTAAGGTGTAAATATCTTTTGTTTTTGGATTTTTCTGAAAAGATAAATCTATATCTTTATATCTATTCGTTAAAGTGGTTGGCATATAATCTATTTATTTATGAAAAGAACGGAATCTTTGGAATAGAAGATAAGGTAGTGATTGTTGTATTCAAAGAATCTATTGTTGTGTTTAAAGAATTATATAGAGTAACATACTGATTATTTCTAGGATCAATTGCTGCTGGTAATGTTGGTAAAGTTTTTCTACTCTTTCTCTTATTCTTAAAGAAAGAATTGATCTTCTTTACATTATTTGCGATATTCTTAACATTTTGGGCTGTAGCAATTAAATTATTTGCAATATTTTGAACATTAGCAACTGTATTTGCAACATTATTAATTTGAATAAGAGCTTCATTTACATTCGGAATATTTCCAGTAACACCGAAACCTAATGCATTTATGTTTGTTGTTAATGTTGACATATTTGTTAAATCATTTGAGATAGAAGATAATCCGTTATTTACATATTCATTAATGTCATCTATCGATTGTTGAACAGTTGATGATGAGTTCTGAATAGTTGTAAGAGATTGGTTATCATCGATCAAATTCGCATAAGAATCGACTGTCCTTGAAAGTGATGATGATTGATTCCTTAATACAGCTGTTATGTTATCAATATTAGATAATGATTCTTGAATATTATCTAAAGACATATTTTGCGTAATTCTTTGTAAGGAATTAACTGTGTTATTTACTGAACTAATTTGATTAACACTATCACTTAAAGCTGCATTAAGTTCATCAGAAATAATTCCTTCAGCTGAAAGAACTCCTAAAGAATTAAACGCTGATTCGTTTATTGTTCTCCAAGATACACCACGATTTATAAATGGAGCGATAATAGCTGCTGCTTCCATTGCAATTGTTGCTGCTCTTTGTATTTTTGCTGTAATTGTTTTCGGTTTTTTAGCAGAAATTCCAGCAAATATAGTAGCTGTTGTTTGTACGTTTGGTATCATTTCTTTAAAATGGATTAAATGTTAGTGGCCCTGTCGGAGCCGTCTTTGGAAACTTTCTTGTTACCGTTGGTGCTTCTAAATTAATTCTCATATTAGATTTTGCATTTAAAAATCCTGCTTTTGCTTCTAAATCTAGATTAGTTCCAGCAACAATTTTCGTACTAATCAAAGAACCAACGCTTGTGTTAATTGTTGAATTTACAGATGTGAATGATGAATTAAGAGTTACTGAACCAACCGACCCAATTTCAGTTGAAACTGTAGAATTAATAATAGTAGAAGTTAAAGATGATATATTCATATTCAACAAAGAAGACAGTCCCATTGTTGTTTTTGAAGCCATTGCAATTGATCCTAATGTTGTATTAACATTGAAATTTGTATTGGCTGTCATTCTTATGTTTTCAGCAGATATATTTAAGTCTCCGCCAGCATCTATATTAATATCTTTTTCTGAAATAACAGAAACATTATCATGACAATATAGAGAAGTTTCACCAACAGCCTGTATTGTAATCTTCTCTCCAGCCTGAACATTTATGTCATTTGCAGAATAAACATTACATCTTCCATCAACTGTTATGTTTACAGAACCAGATACATATATTCTATCATCACCTAATATAATAGAATAATTATCTCCATTAACTTTTGTTAATTTATTAGCTTTCTTTTCACCATCTTCTTCTACTTCATAGATTTCGTAAAAAGTTCCTAATCTATGATATTCATGGATTCTCGTTTTATCTTTTGTATCGTCCCACTCTTTAATGTGTCCAGATTCTGTTTGAAACACATGATTAAATGGATATTTTGCGTCATAAATTGGTAGAGGTTCAGACCAAGAAGTATCATCGCCTTCTTTTCTAGGACCACCGTTATTAGATACACCTTCTAAGGCGACAGGAACAGTTTTTACAGCTTTATCTTTTCTTTGTTGGATAATTGTTTCTGAAATCTTTTCATTTCTTGCTAATCTATTTGTATCTGATTCTTTCAGATAGGAAGATTCTGGATACTTATTTGTTGGATCATTAAATCCTACTTGAGGATTTCCTTTCTTTTGAGGAATACCACCAATTGTTCCGAACACAACAGGTTCTTGACAATTATCGCCATCTCTAAAGAAACCAACAACCCAAGTTCCTTCAACTGGTCCAACTGGTGCTTCTCCGATCCCATTCATAGAAGCAGAAGTAATCGGCATGATTGGATAAGCCCAAGGTAAATCTTCTGTTGGAATTTTATTCTTATCTTCTGTATGGATTCCAAGAATTCTTACACGAAGTCTTCCTAACTTCAATGGATCCATACGATCTTCTACTACGCCTTGGAACCAGACGAAATTATCGAATCCTATAAACGTATTTGTACTTGGCATTATTCTACTACACTCTCTAGAGATTCTTTAGAACATTCTAAAGTCATATTATAAGAAGATCTATTTATGACATGTCGTATTGCCGTAATTAGAAAATTACCTCTGTAATATTTATCAAATTTGTTCTCACCACTAGATTCGGGTGAAGGTAAATCGAATTTAATAACATCTCCAGATTCTAATGTAGCATCTCCGGTTACCACTATCTTAATTCTAAAATAATTAAGAGAAGATAATCTACTTAATTTAGAAGAAGATATATTTTGTAAGCGATTTGGATTTTCCGCTGTTCCTAAAGAAGTTAACATAATCCTGGATTCTTTATAAGAAGGATCATCGAATCTCTTATCGGATATATTTTTAACTCCAGAATATATTTTATTCTCAGATAAATGATAGAAGTTTTCAAATTCTTTATCATAATTAAATGGTATTTTTTCCCATTCTTTTTTTGTAATATCATGAGTAATTAATGTGTTATTGAATAATCCTGTTGTATTATTTTCGATGGTATTGAAAGAATTTACAACTTCATAATTTAACGCATTAGAGTGCTCTGAATTATTTTGCAAATCATCTCCATCTGGTAAATTTCCTGGCCTAAAGAATATAGTTTTTCTTGCATCATACGCAAGCATATCATCTATTGATAGAAACCAAAATTTTGAAGTTACTTCTTCGCTATATCTACTTGAAGTATATCTTGCTCGGTCTCCTTCTGTTGGCCCATCGTTATATAATGTTTGAAAAAAGAAGAATCCTGGTGTGTTGTAAGTATATGAAATAGATCTAGATGCCAACCAATTAATTGTATAAAGAGGACTCCAATTTGGAATCACAACATTTGGTGCTTCGTGTGTTTTCTCAAATTCATAAGTTCCTGTAGTTCCAAAATCTTTATATATATTTTCGATAATTGAATTCATTGTCTTATTTTTATAAGATTTCGACACTTTAATGTTTCTATCAAGAACAGATTCTTCTGAAATAAAATGTATTTCGTAAGTTTGAGAACGTTCGTTTAACATAGTTCTATTTCTTACGTCAACAATTCTACCGAAATATTTAATTTTATTCTTCTTAATTTCCGTAAGACTTTTAATATCTGTCTTCTTATTCGGATCGATATATTGATGAACAGGAACTTCTAATTCAATAAGAATACCTTCATTACCTAAAATCGGTAAAGAATTTAAACCACTTATGATGTTATTCGCATCAATTACTTCAATATAGCCACTAATAGTTGCTGTGAAAATTGATTCGAAAATATTGATTTCTGAGAAAATAGGAGATATATCCAGAAAGTTTTTTTCAGAAAATATAATAAGATTTTTAAGAGTATAATTTCCTGCTTGTAATTTACCCATTTATTTAACCAGAAAATTAAAAGTATCTACAAATGATTGTAAATATTGTTTATTCAATAAGAGAATATTTCTTTTAGATTCATTAAGTTCAAATTCATAATCGTATATCGATTTAGCTTTTTTCATCACTCGACCATTTTGAGTATATGGTCTTGGAATTTGAGAATCTGGATTACTAAAATCGTAATCTATTTGAGGAACTTCTAAGAAGAATGTATTGTCTTCGTATTGACTTCCTACAGGATCGATTGATAAGATGCCTGTCGCACCATTTATTTGAGTTTCTTCTGTATTTCCAATATTAGTTGAGAATCTTTCGTATGCTTCACGAATATAATATTTGTAAGTTGTTTGCGCTGCGGCAACTGATCCATATGTGTCAACAATATAATTCTGAAACTCTTCTGTATTTAAAGGAAAATCGTAGAATCTATCAAATTTGTCATTTATCATCATTATAACCCAGTAAAAATTAGGAGAATCGTAAACATCATTAGATATAGATTCAATATTTTCTCCTTCTTTGATATTGTATTTGTAATATAATGATTGATCATCAGTTGGAGATATCTTTCTAATAACTCTTACTGTGATATCCTTCAGTAGAGAAAAAGTATTTCCTGTTTTATCAGAAAAATTTGGATAAAGAAGATAAGGAAATTGTTTAAAGTATGACATGTTGTTATTCTGGTGTTACCGCTTGACCTAGATTTTTTTCTTCATTTAATATCTTTTCAATAAAATCTCTTGTTAACGGATTCGTTTCTTTAAAATCCAATTCAATTTCAATCTCAACTGGTGCGCCTTTTGTAATTCCATCTTTATTTTTAAATGTAACGAAATTATTTCCTCCGTACGAAACGGTGTAATTTTGTAGTACAGATCTGTAAATCTTATAGATAAATTTATTCTGTTTCCCATCACTTGTAAAGAATCTGATTTCAAATTCAGCAGGATATCTATAAAGTAAAGATCCTGCAGCTAATGTTGGATGCATATACTTTTCAAATATTTTTATTATCTCATTAATCGTTTCAGATTCTTTTTCAGATTTTGCTATTAATTTGTATTTAAACTTGAATTCTCTAAACTTAACGCCATTAAATAACAATTCTTTATGTGGATTTAAAGCTAAACCAGCTGCAGCGCCGCCAATCTTTAAAGCGGAGGGTGTAACACTTCCTAGTAATTTTCCTAAAGAAGATGTTATCGGGAATTTTGTTTGAAGTACTTCTAATGCTGATGGAGCCCCATCACCCGGACTTTTACTCAAATCAGCAACAACTGTACCTAAAACACCAGATATAGCTTGTTTCCCCTCTTCTATGTAAGAAAAAGAATCATCGTAAGAAACACCATAATTTGTGCTGAGCGACAATGGCATAGGTAGAAATATATTCTCTTTAACTCTTCTTGTACTATTTAAACTTTGTCTGATTGTCAATCCTTTTTGAGTGACGTCCCCGCTTTCAATAGCTGTAACTGCATTACCAGCTGTATCTTTGATAGTTTGTACAGCATCAGTGTCTGATGCTGCATATGTATCAAGAACAGTTATTAAACAAAAGACTTTACCATATTTAGATCCTAATAGATCTCCTGGGTACATTTTAGCTGCTGGTATGTTATTATTTGCCATTTGTTGTTGTTTCCATATTATCTATTTATTTTAAGAATAAATGATTCTCTGTAATTACAATAAAAGACATACCTTGTTTCTCAGCATATTTCTTTGCTGCATTCCATTTTGCAGAATTTATAAGATAAGTTTTGACAGTATTCACATAAGATTCAGTTATCTTCTTTGGCCTTTTTGGTTCTAAAGTTTGCACATATGGTTTAATTTCAACAAGATATTCTTTAATTTCTTTTTCTTTAGTCAAAACCTTAAGATAGAAATCAACAAAGTATCTGTGATACTTCCCATCTAATGGAGAAATATAAGGAACAACATGTTCTTCAGAACTAAATTCTAAAATATTTGGATGATTATCTAAGTATTTTAGGAATTTAAGTTCCCAAGTAGATCTCCAAATTATGTTATTCGGATCTCCTTTGTATTTTCCCTTATTCTTTAAATTATATCTTCCGGAATAAGCCATATTCTTATTTATTATAAATATAGATTATGAGATCTCTAAATCAATTCAAAGCGCACATTAATTCACTAGGAACAGTTAAATCTAATAGATTTGAAGTATTCTTCGTTGGCGGTCCAATTAGTTGGCCTACGTCACCAAGAGATTTATCTTTTCGTTGTGAGTCATTAAACATACCTGGTTCACAAGTTTTAACCACTGATTTTAAATTGTATGGCGGTCAACCTATAGTTAAAATACCCAATGGTAGAGCTGTTGATGAAGTTCAAATGACTTTTTTAACTGCCGGAGATATGCGAGACAAATATTGGTTCGACGAATGGATAGATAAAATAACTGATCTCAGTAATAATACAGTATCATACTACAATGATGTAGCTTCTGATATTACTATCGATATTTTTAACGAACGTACAATTAGTATAGAACAAACAGAATCGACGGGTACTTTCGTTGACCTATCTGGTACAGGACCAACTAATAGACCATTTAGAGGACCATCTGGATCTGAATTAGTTCAGATCTATTCAGTCAAATTAATAAAAGCGATTCCAACAAGAGTCGAAGCTGTTCAAGTTTCTTGGGCAGATGTTGATCAATTATTCAAATACACGGTAAGTTTCTCATACGAAACTTTACAATTCTTAAAATCATCGAATATAACAAAATTAGATTACAAACACCTTGATAAATTACAAAAATAAGGATAGAAAAATATGCTACCGAAATTGAAACACCCATCTTATGAAGTGACAATTCCTTCAAATGAAAAGATATATTCATTTAGACCTTACACCGTAAGAGAACAAAAAATTCTTCTTATGATGCAAGAATCAAATTCAATTGAAGAATTATCAAAAACGATAACGGATCTCATAGAATCTTGTTCAACAAATAACTTCTCGACAAAAAATTTAGCATACTTTGATATTGAGTATCTCTTCCTTAAAATAAGAGCTAAATCTGTTGGTGAAACTTCTAATCTATCTTTTAAATGCAATAATCTTATCGGAGAAGATATTTGTGGTAATGTTAATAAGATTGAAGTTTCGTTAGAAGATGTTGAAGTTGATTTTTCGAAGGTTGTATCGAAAGAAATAAACATATCAGATAATCTTGTTATAAATTTGCGATATCCAAATATTAAATCTGCAAAGTATCTAGAAGAATATAATATTACAAGAAATATAGATAAGTTAATTGCAGCTATATCTGAAGATTTAGACACAATTGTCGACGAAAATAAAGTATATGATGAGTATACTCAAGATGAATTAAGAGAGTTTCTATTAGGACTAGATCTAACGAGTTTTAAATCTATCTTAGAATTCTATCTCAGTGTTCCGAAATTGAGGAAAGTTATCAATTTTAAATGTAGTTCTTGTGGATACGAAGAAGAAGTTACTTTATCTGGTATCTCAGATTTTTTCGAATAGCTATTAATAATGATAATTTGATGAACTATTATATTAGTAATTTTACTATGGCGCAGTTTTACAAATATTCGCTTACTGAGTTAGATGAAATGTATCCTTGGGAGAGAGAAATTTATATTTCGTTATTAAATAAACACATAGAGGAAGAAAACGAAAGAATAAAAAATGCCAAGAAAAACTAATAATCAAAAAGTAGCAAGTAGCGTAAGAGGATCTGTAGAAAAATTCTCAGGCGATATCGAATCACTTTCTTCTCAAATAGCTAATCTAACAGATGCAATTATATCTGAAAAGAATTTGACTGCATCTAAAATCAAAAGCGAACGTGAATTGCTGGCTAAGAAAACTGCTTTACGAAATCTTAAAGAAGACATCGACGATCTAAGAAGCGAAAGAAAAAAGAATCAAGATAAATTAGATAAATTATTAGCAGATGCAGAATCAGAAGCACAAAAAGAAAAAGAAGAATTGCGTAAGAAAGAAACGCAATATTCTGATTCAGCTAAGAAATCTTTCGAAGGTGGTCAATTCATTAGTGGAATGATCTTTAAATTCTTGGGAAGAAATGAGAAAGATAAGAAACAAATTGAAGTAGAAAGAAAGGCTGATAAACAAGCACAGATAGAAGAATTACAAAATAGATCAAAGGCATTAAAAGAACAAACTTCTACATTAAAAGGATTAAGAACTAATATCATTGGTCTTAATACTAATATAATAGAATCCGAAGAAGAAAGAAAATATGAACAGAGAGACGCCGAAAAGGTTGCATCTGAAGTATCTAAGTTCGCTAGTGTAAAATTATTAGATATCGAACCAGAAGCTCTTTCTAAATTAGAAAAGATTTTTAAATCTTCGGTATCTGAAAAAGAAAATTCAAATACATTATCAGATATTCTTTCTTCATCTCGAGGGTTACTAACATTCTTATCTTCTACTGCAGGAATAGCTGGTATTGCGACGACACTCACAGCTATAGCAGCTTTAGTAAGTACAAAATTTAAAACAGATGAATATGTTGCTGAAGAAAATAAAAAAGCAATTAAAGATCAAGAAACATCTACTAAATTGATAGAAGGTAGAATAACCGAATCAAAAGCCTTAGAACAATTAAAAACTAATGCAGAAGGTTCTAATCTAGCTCTTCAAAGATTAAACGCAGCTGCTGGTGATCTGACATTACAGGTTCAGGACGAATATGCTGCGAAGATAAAATTAATGAAAATTTATGATGAAGAAGCTAAGAAGAAATTTGGAACTACTCTACAAACACCGACCGAAACATTAAAACAATGGTTAGAATCAGATAAACAAAAATTATCTATTGAAACAGACTATGATATAAGAAAAAAACTAGAAGAAAGAATCAAATATAATGAATCTGTTCTTTCTGGTAGAAACACAACACCAATACCGTCGGGTCCAAGTGTACAAAAGGTTGAAACACCTAAACCAGTACCAACACAAGCAGCTCCACAAAAGGTTGAAACACCTAAGCCAGTACCAAGTATTGGAATACCAAAAGCTGGTGCTAAACCAACTGCGCAAGTTGAGAGTTCTATCATAGATAGGGTTTTAGGTGAGATTGGTTCTTTCTTACCAACTGGAGTTGGGAGTTTAACTCCAACAGCAATGGCGGCAACTACACCTTATTATTCGCCAATAACATTACCAAGAAATGCTGCACCTATATTATCACCAAATAAAATTTCTCCTACTCAAGCACTAGAACAAGCATTAAGAGAAAGAGGATTGTCAAAACAATTTATAGCGGCGGCTATTGCTAATGTATTTAAAGAAAGTGCAGGCGGAATGGTTCCTGAAAATTTGGATTATAGTAAGGACCAAGCCGAAAGAGTCTTAACGATTTTTGGGGAAAGTCGAATACTTGGAAAAAATAGTTTAACTAAAGAACAACAGGAAAAATTTAAAGAATATAAACAATTAAAACCAGAACAACAGAAACAATTTTCCTTCTTAACGGATGAACAGAGGGCAAAAATCAAATCAATGACAAGTGATATTAATGCATTTACTGAACAAGTTTATGGGGGAGAATTCGGTCGCAAACAATTAGGTAATAAAGAAAGGGGAGATGCTGTCAAATTCAAAGGTAGAGGATTAGTCCAATTAACAGGACGTGGTAATTACGAAGCAGCGAGTAAGGCATTGGGTGTGGATTTGGTATCAAATCCTGAGTTAGTTAATGATCCTATAATAGGTCCAAAAGTAGCTGCTTGGTATCTAGAGAATTCTAGTCGTAATAGAGCTAAAAAAATGGGATTAGATTTAAATACTGTATCCGATCAATCGAAAGTGAATGAGATTGTGACATCTGCTGTAGCAGGATCAACAATAAAACGTGGAGAAAAAACATATTTAGGAGGTTTACTCTCTAAAGTTGATACACTCTCGAATGAATATAATACAGGTGGTCTGCAGATGTTAGAAAGAGCTACAACTAACAAAGCCCTGAAAGAACCACCACAAGGAAACAACGTTTTCGCTGTTAACAATACCAACGTTGTAAATCAACAAAAATCTGGAGGAAAGATAAGAGAAACTCCTCCTCCAACTTACAATCCTCAAGATAGAACACTTCATTCTAATACAAGAACTGGCGCTTAAAAGAAAGCATCAAGAGTATTAGAACTAACCTTTAGCCTCTTATCTCTTAATCTCAGTTCGGCGTGCCCGGTGGTTTTGCGAATATAATATGTACATAGATCTGGATACTTAGATTCTAAGAACTTTGCAGATTCGTCAATTCTCTGTTCAGTTCTTGTTTCTTGCATACCACCAGGCTCTTTATAATAAGCGGAAGAAACTGTCAGATAATTAATTCTCAGAACAACACCATCTTGAGAGTAATATTTAAGAGTCCGTTCGAAATCTTCTTTATCTTCTAATCCAACATAAGCAACATCAGAGTGTCGATTAATAGTACCATAGCAAGAACCAATGATGTAATACAAACCTTTACCGATATTATCTTTCATAAAGTAAGGATTTGATGCTGCATAAATTCCCCAGATATATGATCCTTCTTTTTCGCAGGCTCTAAACGCAGTTACAATATGTTCTTTAAAATTTGTACACTCGACCAGTGTCTTTTCATCTTTTCGGAACATAATCTTATCTAGATCGTCGTCGCACCAAACTAACTTAGTTCCTTCTGGAAAGTAATTTACAATAAAATTACGATTACCTGCTAGTGTTTTAACAGAAGGAATAATATGTGGCGTTAGTCCGACTTTCTCACATTCATCTTTATATTCAGATAATTCATTCTCATCAGATAAGAAACAATAGATATTATTAATATCTACATCATTTCTATTCAATGTACTTAATGTTTTAGTTGCAAAAGTTTTTGCTCTTTTATAAGAAGGAACAACAAAAATAAAATCAGACATATAACTCCTAAATTGTACTTTTTAATTTAGACCACTTAACTTTTTTATGTAGCGACTTACCAAATCCATTATATTCAATAATTAGATTCGGATTATTCCATTTCTTAGAAATATGATCAATGGTACATAATAAATTTTGTTCTTTTCTTAGATTTAGATCGTATCCACCAACACCATTATTTTTAAGAAATTTTCCTCTATTGATCATATGATAATTTATTAGAAATCTATTATGTTTATCTAGACCACCATAAGTTATATGATGATTGATTACATAATCAAAATCTTCCAAAAAAGCTACAGATTCATCAAATCTCACTTTTTCTTGTGGTTTATGAACCATAAACTGTCCTGATATCATTCCTTTTTTAGATATTGAATTATTCGCATAAAAAGGATTTGTATTTGACGGAACTCCAGCAAGATAATAATTAGAATTTTCTAAAGTCGAATGCAATTCATCGACAACTTTTATTATTTCAATATGTTTAGATTTCTTTTTATTATTTTGTAAATCTAACACATTCGACGAAATATAATCATCATCCATAGTAACGCAGTATTGATTTCTATCAAAAGCAAATTCTAGAGAAATATTCAATTGCTTAGATTTCATTGGTAATTCGCCATCAACCAATAATATATTCTTTGCACCTGCTTTTGAATATGCTTCGTAGTTACTTCTCGGAATTACCCAATAATGTTCTACTTCTTTAAGAACATTATTCATAATAGGAACTGAAAATTCTCTATTTGCAGATTGTATTGTATAAAATATACCCATTAGATATCCAACACTCCAGCTTTCTTTCCATAAATATTATCTTCAATCTGTGCAGCATATTCGTGTAACCCATTATCCACTAGATACTTATACCACTCTTCTGTTTCCCACATTCCTTTTGAAACACCATTCCATCTTTCGTGCCACAAAGGATGCTTGTTATTTAATCGACGATTCTCAACGAAATTGTATCTTGTGTCTTCATAAGCCTTACTCTTACAATCAGCCATTTTCTCACGCATATAACAAACAACTGAGATTCTTTCTCCTTCACCACCAATAGAAGTATTACCATGAATCTCATGAACATCCATCATAATTACATCACCAGGTTGAACATCAACAGCTGCTCTGAACTCAGGAAATACAAGATAAGCGCCAGTATAAGGAACACCGTTCGAAACAACAGATAAATTACCAAAACCTTCTTTTAGATCACCAGCATCACGATGCGCTGCTGTTCTATAAGTCTTATTAACTGTAATAGTTGTGTATGCAGAGTTTCCAATTCTGAATGAAGGATCTAACTTTAGTACTTCTCTATTTTGAACTTCCCAACGACCAGGAATTAATTCCTTGAATAACTCGGAAATTCTTTCAATAAAAGGAATAGAGGCTTTGAATTTATCATTATGATTTGTTGAATAAGAAGTGGTGCGGCAATAAGGAATTCTAGGATAACGATCAAAATATCCAGCAATACCACTATTTACTGGATTGGCATAAGAAGTATCTGAGATCCAATCATAAATCTTTTCGACTTCTTCTAGTCTTTCGTTAGGAGATAGATTCTTTACAGAATGAGCCCAAACATCAAAGTCGAAATCTTTTGGTCTCTTCTGTGTTAACCAAACAGATCCTCTTGATCCAACTTCTGTAGAATTCTTATACTTCACATACATATCATCAACCGGATTATCAGATGTAACTGTTGTCATTGTACCAGATAAAGTCTCTAAAACTTTTTCTTGTAGAAGAGTTACCCAGTCACGACCAGTAGACTTCTCAGTTCTTGGACCAGCAGCGATACCACGATTCTGTGATTCACCAGCAGCTTCTCGCAAACTTTGATAAGCAGTAACTTGCATCTCAGGAGAGAATACACCCTTACGAAATTTAAGTAGAAGATAATCTTCTAAGTTTGGATTCTTATCTGTTGGAGGAATGGGTTTGTACACATCACAATCTTCTTGTATTAGAATATCATAGTGAGAATCATCTAAAAAAGTTCCTAATAATTTTTCACCAACTTCAAATCTATTTTTTAGATAAATTGTTTTCATATAGTCCTTATACTTTATTATACCTTATAATGTGTTCTGTAGCAAGTTTTAAAACTTGCTACAGAAGTATTTAGATAAGTTAATCTGGTATTTGCCAATTTCCATCTTGCGTTTTACATTTTGTAACTTTCGCTTTCTTTTCTTCTCCATCTATTGTTACTAAGATAGGAAATTCTTTACACTCAATCTTTGAGTCAGAAGATTCATTTGTTTTCTTAGTAGCTCTACCAACGACAAATCCTAAAACACCAACACCTAATCCTATTGCTGTTGCTGCTCCTGGAGAAATACCAGTTCCTGATGTTCTACTTGAATATCCATTCGTAGGATAATGGTAGTGTGTATTATATCTATTTCTATTACGCCATCTCCAATGATTGGCGAAAATTGGTTCTACGGTTGCGAAGATCAATAAAAAACTAATTAGTAGCTTGCCCATAATTCTCAAACTCCTTCTGAGAAAGAATTTTGATATCTAGAAGATTCTGAATCTTGAAACTTCTATATTCTTTTTTATTTAGGTCGAAGGTAGGAATTACTGATTCGTTTTCTTTACGAGGTTTAATAACCTGCCCTTCAAGCATAACTTTCTTTGGTGTGTAAGAAGAGTTATTTGTACATAACATTTCACGAATTTCTCCGTTTGTCTTAGTGAACGAGATTAAACAGATATTTTCTTTTAGAGTCTTGATTAACTTATTACGATATTCAATAAATTCTTCTTGTGTCATATTATTCCTTTTTCTTTTTCTTTTTATCGTGCCAGTAATCATCTATAGATTTTTTAGATTTATTAGTGAATCCACGCAAGTCAGGTGAGTCCAGAATAGGTGTACCCATCTGTATAAAATTAAAATCATCTGTACCGAGATAATTTGTTCCAAAATCGGAACCAAACTTTGAATTGTCAGTATTAACTAATCTAACATTTTGAATTGAACTGTCAATTCTTTCTTTTAGATTATCAGAATCATCAATTACTTCATCTTTTTCGTGATTTAGATAGATTAAGAAAATAATATTATGGATTGCTTTGTAGAGATCCTTAACATTCTTACCGTCTTTCTTACCGTAACGAGCCAGATATTCAATAGCGTTCGCAACATACGAACCTTCTCCATGACCTATAGCCATAATAAGATCGTTCACTTGAATATTATCTTTTGAATTATAATGTTGCGAATAAGTTGTTACAATATATTCTAGCACATTATCTAAAATCTCTTTTTCTTTATATTTCATTTCACTTTTTCCTTTCTCTAATTATTCGTCGTCAATAGGGTAGATGACCCAGACCTAGACCTAGAATAAAACCTAGACTCAGAACAAGACGAAGACCAAGATCCAGAATAAGACGAAGACCAAGATCCAGAATAAGACCAATACCCAGACCCAGATCCAGAATAAGACCAATACCCAGACCCAGATCCAGAATAAGACCAATACCCAGACCAAGAATAAAACCCAGACCTGGACCTAATATTTCTTTTGTTTCTTCTGTAGATTGATTTTTTAATCATATAACTATTATATCACACACCCCACAACTTAGTCAAGTCTTCATTATCTAAAAAATCTCCAGAATTATCTTCTTCACCAAAGATTTTAAGAGTTACTTTTGTTTGTCTGAACATCTCGATAGTTCTGTTTTTGTGTTCGTAATACATAGAATCTTTATGCGAAAACGCATCTAGATTTTTATTGCTTACGATTACTCTTATTATACCAGAATTAACGATTCCTCTGGCACAATCTATGCATGGGAAATGAGAGCTGCATTATATATAGCATTTCTTTCGGCATGTTCAACCCAAAAATATTTTTCAGGTTTTTGCCATTTAGCTTTGTCATGATCATTTGCTCCTCTTGGGAACCCATTATATCCTGTAGATATAATATTATTGTTTTGACCAATAATAATTGCAGCACATTTAGTATTTGGATCGTTAGACTTCACTGCGATTGAATCTAACATATTTATAAAATATTCGTCCCAATTCATATATTTAATTATACCGTTTTAAGATTAGAAAGTCAAGTTTTCGTTTTTTATAAATAAATGAGGGAGAAAAATTTTCTAGCATTTTCTCCCTCTAATCACAAACTAAAGGATACTTAGTCTATGACTAATACTATTTATTGTACTTACCTTACCACTTATTCTGGTAATAAACTCCCTCCTTTTTATATCGGCTCTACTTCTGTCCAAAAGATAGAAGAAGGTTATCGTGGATCTGTTTCTTCTAAGAAATACAAAGAAATCTGGACGACAGAATTATATGAGAATCCTCATTTATTCGAGACTAAAATTTTAACAACACATTCTACGAGAGAAGATGCTTTCGAAGAAGAGATGCGTTACCAGATAGAACATGATGTAGTTAGATCTCCAGAATATATTAATATGGCTATTGCTAATAAATTAATGGTTTTTGATCATAATGATTCAGAATGGAGAACGAAGCAATCTCTTGCTAAGAAAAAGAGATTCGAGAATCCAGAAGAGAGAAAGAAACTGTCTGAATCTGGTAAAAAGAGATGGGAATCAGAAGAATTCAAAAAGAAAATGTCTGAATCTAAAAAAGGAAGAAAGCAATCTGAAGAACATAAAAAGAAGTTATCTGAATCTCGAAAAGGTAAGAAGATATCAGAAGAAACTAGAAAGAAGATGTCAGAATCACATAAAGGGAAAAAGAAGACTGAAGAACAAAAATTAAAACAATCCCTATCTATGAGTGGTAGAAAAAATTCTGAACAACATAACAGAAAAATATCTGAAGCTCAGAAAAATAGAAAACCAATTTCAGAAGAAACTAGAAAGAAACAATCTGAAGCGCAAAAGAAAAGATTTAAATCAGAAACAGAACGAGCAAAAAATTCTAAAGCAGCAAAAAAGAGATGGGAATAAAAGGATTGGGGATTAATCCCCAATCCTTAGAAAATAGGACTTGTTGTAAAGTAACCACGATCTAAGTTAAATTTCAATCCGAATCCAGTTAATCCAGGACGTTGAGTATTAACTTTCAAAGTGCCACTCTTACCTTTCGTAATCGGGAAAGTTGTATCTAAGGTGATTGCAGTTAAGGTGATTGCAGTTTGACCTTTTGCTGGTAAACTAACTACACCCGTATGTAATTGTGTTCCCATGGTATCATAGAATACAAAATTTACATCTTGTGCATAATTAAGATAATTCACTAATGCAATTCCAGTTGAAGTGCGATCAATATTATCAAATGATAACGAAAACGAATCTCTATTGGGAATAGAAGCTGGAATCGTACCTTCGAAAAGAGAATTTGCATAAGTTGCTTGCGCCACAACACCTGATCCGTATACAGTCTTAATATCAAGAGAACCTGTTTTAAGTGTTGTTGGATCTAGTAAAATTACATCAGAAGAACCATATCCAGGAATTGCAACTGAATATTCAGATGTATACGAACCATTAACTGCAAATGGTACATTTACACCCTGCGGGTCATAAAATTTCAAAGTAACCAAGGAAACATTCGGTGATGTATTCGTTAGCTTAACAGTTGTCTTCCATCCACCACCAGAAGCAATATGTGAGACAGTAGGATCTAGAGATGTAGTAAATGTTCTAGAATCAATAACAGTTAAATTAAGACCAACTGAAACTGAGGTAGATGGTGAATTTTGTACAAATGTCACAGGAATATTATAATTCCCCACAGTTAGATTTGAAGCAATAACTGAGATTCGTACAGCTGTAGTAGTACCTGGAGGAATAAATCCCTGAACAGGCCAGACTAAAATTGCGGGATTATTATTCGGGACTACTACATTATAAGCAAATGTAGAATTATTTGATGAAATGAATACTTCTGGAGCAGACACAATTGTGTCTTTTGCTAAGTCGAATGTAACATTTACTACGGAAGGCGAAACTGTTGGAAAATTTGGAATTTGTCCAAAAGAAACGATTGATAGTAAAAGAATTGATAAAATATATTTCATATTTTTCCTTTCAAGTGATTTAAAATATTTAAGTAAGAGATATAATGCGTCTCTGGATATTTAGTGTTATAATGTTGTGCGATAACTTCACACATCCTCTTAGATCCGATGGGATTTAAAGAATGGACCATACAAACTTCTGTCGGCCACTTATTGTTCTCTCTCATCCAGAGAACAACATCATAACCAGTTTTATTTGGTGAAACCCAATCAGGATTATTATTCATTGTGTAATGATCCTCAGCAAGATCGTGATCTAACCAAGCCTCTTGTATTTCATTCTCTGATAAAATCTTAATCGCCTCATCGTAATTCTTGGCAATCTTCCAATCCCCGATAAAAGGACAAGGACGAACATCATCTAACCATAATTTAATCATTTTTACTGATCCTTAATTGTGTATTTGGTGTTATCGTTCCTACTCCCATCTTTCCATTTATAGGAATGGGATATAATTCATCTGTGCGAAGACTACGATAGATTTTACCTTCTGGTAATACCGTAATTGTTGGAGCAACATTTCCACCGAATAACAACTTTAAAAGATTTCTTCTATTCATAATACTATATTATTTAAATAATGTCAATTGTATCATAATCCGTATCTGTCCACGCATTATACTTCCACACCCAATGATCAACACAATCCCAAATAAGTAAATCTTTAGGATCATATCCTAAAGAAGTCATTTTATTTTTATATTCGGTGAAATACTCACGAACAATATCATCATCTGAATAAGTTACATACTTATTATCTTCTGTTCTATAGGTCCAGTATCTCATATACATTAGTCCAAAATTTATAAAAGAATAAGTTTAGATCTCTCTATTGCTTCTGCTTCTGTAAGATTAATCTTCTTGAGAAATTTCTTGATTGTATCTTCTGTTCCACCTTTTCTATCAGAAGCAACACAAGCAATCAAGATATCTGATCTTTCTGCGATTAGGGTGTTTCTTTCATTATTAACAATAGCATGTGCCGCACGATGCGGCACATTCTTTTCTTTAATTAGATGTTCTCTTTTCTGAGAATCTGGAAGGAATTCTATTAATCTGACTGCACCGTTTGTATTTAGATGAATATCTTTTGCGAAAGAATCTGCACCTTGTTTACAACCACCAGAAACCATTACATCTCCAGTTTCATATATATCTTCTAATGCATCAACAACAAGATCATGATCTACAAATGTATTTCTTCGACGAGAACCAACTATTCCGATATATTTCATTAATATTTTTAACTTATAATTTTTTTGCCGGAGATCTTTTTAATAAAGAATAACAGATTTATCTAGTGAGATGTGCGAATCATCATAAATTTCCTGAAACCACCAACGATTCTTCCCCAGATCTAAACCTATACAAAGACCCAGACTTAGACCCAAATCTGGACCAAGTCCCAGACCAAGAACCAATGCCAATCTCAAACCATGATCCAGATCTAGACCCAGATCTAGACCCATACCTAAATTCAGAACAAGAACGAGAGAAATACATAGATCCCGATTGTGTTCTAAAACTTCTTTTATATGGTGAGTTCTTAAACATAATCAATCACAAAGTCTCAGATCTAGACCAGGAATAATATCCAGATCCAGACCAAGGTACAGACGCAGACCAAGAATAACATCTAAAATTAGACCCAGACCTAGAATAAAACCAAAACCCAAATCCAGATCCAGAATAAGACCTAGACCCAGACCAAGACCTAGACCAAATGTTTCTTTTGTAGATTGATTTCTTAATCATAATTTAATTACCAAGACCTAGACCCAGACCTAGACCAAGACTGAACCCAAGACCCAGACCAAGACTTAGACCTAGACTCAGATCCAGAATAAGACCAAGACCAAGACCAATACCCAGACCAAGACCGAGACTTAGACCCAGACCTAGACCTAGACTCAGACCCGGACCCAGATGCAGACCAAATAGTTCTTTTGTAGATTGATTTCTTAATCATAATTTAATTTAGAAGTTTCGGCGGAGGACTCTCTCCCTCCCGTCAAGTCTGGTTCGTGGCGACTTCCCCTGTGTTCTGGTTGTGCTGTCCATGGTTACCATGCATTCCTTAGTAGAACAACAATTTCCAGCCACCCAGTTTTTGCGGAGCGGGTTGCCCTCCAGTAGTGTACTACCATTCCAAATTATTTATGGAGCCACGAGACAGAGTTGAACTGTCAACCTACGGTTTACAAAACCGTTGCTCTGCCAATTGAGCTATCGTGGCATTACTTTTTCTTTCTCTTACAAGCACAATCACATAAACACTTCTTTACACATGGACATTTATCTACACAACAACCATGTGGTTTACAAAACTTTGGAATTTCCTGAGAGAACAATAAACTACACGAAATAATAAAAGTAATAATCATCTTCATAATTTTCTCCATAATCTTGTTTGGGGATTTTTATAGTCTTTGAGTTTTGTTTGCTCCTTACTCTGGGTGACTAATGCCAGAAGCCCCATCTTATTTATTCGGTGTTGGATTCGAACCAACATTTACCAGGACGGAATCGAACCGTCTCTTTCTACCGTCGTAGAAAACACCAAGTTTACCGAATAAATTTTGGTCCCCCCGCTCCGAATCGAACGGAGAACGTGCTCTAATCTGGAGCCACGGAGTGCCGACTTATAAGATCGGTGTTTTACCAATTAAACTACAGGGGGTTTGGAATATTATTTTCTAATCACAAAATTTGGCTCACCGACTAGGATTCGAACCTAGATGCGTCTTTCGACTGCCGCATTAACAGTGCGGTGACTTACCATTAGTCTATCGGTGAAAAACTTTTTGGCACCTCTGCTCCGACTCGAACGGAGAACGACAGTTTTGGAGACTGTTATGTTACCATTACACCACAGAGATAAAACTATTTATAGTTATTTTTAATAAATTGGCTCCGGAGGCAGGACTCGAACCTACAACATCCTGATTAACAGTCAGGCGCATCTACCATTGAGCTACTCCGGAAAAATTTGGCGTCGTCGACGGGGATCGAACCCGCAATCTCCACCTTGAAAGGGTGGTGGCTTAACCAATTTGCCTACAACGACTTAATTATATTTATACGCAAGAGTGGACCTTGAACCCACATGATTTAGCTTTTAACTAGCAACCAATATTGCCATCGTTTTACCTTGTTAAACTATCTTGCGAAAATTCATTTTTTATAAATAATATTCGAGGATAGAATTGCGGAAACAATTTCTATCCCCTAAACACAAACTAAGGATATTTAGCTTATGTCTAATAATATTTATTGTACTTACCTTACCACCTATTCAGGTGATAAACTCCCTCCTCTTTATATTGGATCAACTTCAGTAGAAAAAATCAACAAAGGTTATCATGGATCTGTAGAATCTAAGAAATATAAAGAAATCTGGTTATCAGAATTATCTGAGAATCCTCATTTATTTCAAACTAAAATTCTAACAACTCATTCTACTAGAGAAGAAGCGTTAGAAGAGGAGGTTCGTTATCAATTAGAACATGATGTTGTTAGATCTCCAGAATATATTAATATGGCTGTTGCAAATAAGAAATTCATATTTGTTGATTATGATGATTCAGAATATATAAAGAAAATATCTGAAGCTGGTAGAAAGAGATACAAAAACCCAGAAGAAAAAAAGAAATCTTCTGAATCTCAAAAAAAGAGATACGAAAACCCAGACGAAAGAAAGAAGACTTCTGAAGCTCAGAAAAAGAGATATAAGAATGGATTCATAAATCCTATGTTTGGTAAGAGACACACTACAGAAACAAAACTTAAAATGTCTGAAAGTGCTAGTGGATCTAAAAATGGTTCTTATGGAAGAAGATGGTTTTACCATCCAGAAACATTAGAGAATATTAAATGTTTACCAGAGGATAAGCCAGAAAACTATATTCCAGGAAGAAAATTGTCAATGTTGCAGAGGTAGGATTCGAACCTTTTGAGACGTCCTCCTGGTTATGAGCCAGGCGAGCTGACCGCTGCTCTACTCTGCTATAAAATCCGGTGGTTTTGATTTGGCTGGCTCAAAACCAAAAGCCTCAACTAAATAAGATCCAATTGAAATCTACATTAGCCGCAACCTGCTAGATTATGCGTCTAGCATTCTTTAAAACTCGACCTTTTTCCCAACCATTCGGAATTTCTTCGTATGTTTTAATTTTCTTGTTTTCTTTACCATTTGTTATCCAAATTGTTCCATATTGGGAATTCAATTCTCCATCATGTTTTCCTTTATGTGAATTAGACATTTTTAATTTAGATTCTTGATTATGTTTTTTACCTAACCAAACACCATTAGGATATTTTTCAATAAATTTTTCTGTGGCTTTTTTTAAGATTATGTTAACTTTGTTTCTAAACTCAACATCAGAATTATATTTCTCTTTAAAACTTTTTGAGTTTCCTTTCATTAAGGAATCTAATCTTTTTTTAGTCAAAAACTTTTCTGGATTAGAATTTATATAACTAAACCCACCACAACCACCTTCACATAAGTTATATGTTTGTTCTAAGTGAACAAAATCTTTATTAACAATTTCTTTTTCTTTTTCGTTCATTGCATCTTCACTATCGAAGATGTATAGTATATCTTTTTTAAAATTATCAATTCCATATTTTTTAATGGCACACTTCAGTAACTTACCAGATCCCATATAATTATCATTTAGATCTTTCGTTTGATGTTTACCGATATAAACTTTACCATTAATTTTATTTGTTATTTGATATATTAAGTAATGCATTTTTATGGTCCCGGATTCTTATAAAGAAGTATTACATACTACTATTATTATTTATAAGAATCCGGAACTCGATGTCGGGATGGCTGGATTCGAACCAGCGTTCTTCTGCTCCCAAGGCAGACGGATTAAACCAAACTTTCCCACATCCCGTTAATGATATTTAAACTTCGTAAAATACTTCTTTAAATTCATAAATAGAAGAATTTTTAACTGCTGCTTTCGCCATTGGTAACGACTTATAAATTTTTCCACCAGCAGAATAAGCACTACCAGTTCTTACTTCTTTGGTAACTTTATTTATAGCAACCCATCCGATAGGAATCTTCATTACTCACTCAACCTTATATTTATATTATATCACATTTCTTTCGCTTCGTCAAGTTCTTCTTTTATTTTTTGTTTATTCTTTAGAGTAGAAATCATTCGATTACTTCTACAATATTCACAAGAACCATTATTTCTACAATGAGAAGAAACAGATTTTCCACCAGTTAATTTATTTCTTTTGTTTTTTGTTTGTGTTCTTTTCCAACTCATATGTTTATTTAGTAGGGAGAAGATTGAAATGAAATCTGAGCAATAAACAATTAGCAACAAACAACAAAATCCATATTATATTTGATCGTTACAATAAGCAACAAACAGAGAGTTTTTTATTTTACGATTTTTCTATAACATGAGAAGTTTGCTAGTTTCCTTATGAGGGAAGTTTGTATATCCATAAAGGATAAAAGATTTCTTCTGGCCTTCTCCCACAACAACTAGACGATTCTTAGAGTTTCTAAGAACTGCCAGTTGCTTTCACTAATCAGAATATGATTAGATGAATTGTATTCAGATAACTTATCTGTTAACTGAGTTTTTTCTTTCTTTAGATTGTAGATTTGATTTTCAACTCCTTCAACCATTTCTGTATTGATAAATGAGACATTCATATTTCGAGGGTACACATTAGTATCGCTGTTAATATGTTCTGCTTCATCTACCATTTCAGTTAGAGGTCGATCCCACTTCTTAACATCTAAAGAGGTAAGCATCGTTAGTTGCTTTTCTACAACAGCTAGATCGCCTAGAAGAGATGTAATACCAACATTTGTATTTGTAATACCAATCTGGTTCTTAATAGTTGCCAAGATCTTGTATAACTTTTCTTGTTTAACTAAAACATCAAGAAACTTAACTCTTCCCTCATGCACAAGACACACAACATCAATATTCTTTGTTACAACTTTTGTAGAAGATGGATTTGGTTTGTTGTTCACAAGCCATTTTTCAATCTCAGAAACAATCTGAGCAGCTTTTCGGAGTGTCACTTTATTTTCCATATATCACCTTTATGATTCTTCTTTTGTTAATTTTCTAAAATAGAATTGATCCCAACCCCAAAGAATTTTTCCTTCTTTATTGGCAAGAACTACATGTCCTGGCATTTGTTCTATCTCACCAATACAGACCAAAACATCGCCTTGTTTAAATGGAAACTGATACTCGCCTTTCGGCAGATCAAAAACTTCAACTAAAAATGGTTTTTCACGTAATTGTTTAAGTCTTTTTTTGTATAATCTGTTTTTCATAACTAATATCTCTTATATTATTTGGTCGCAATGGAGGGAGTTGAACCCTAGATTCTTCTTTTAAATTTAAATTTTCTCCCCAGCGGTAAATCCACGCCAAGACTTAAATCTCGGAAACCGTAGGGAGTAAGTTCCATCTTGATTTTGAGTAACAGCATCTGCAAGGACTTCAGCAATCTGCCCGATCAATTTATCTTGATTCCCCCAAATATCGTTACGCTCTTCATCAGAAAATCCCGAGCCAACATTAACTGAGATGTTCTTACCATTATATTCGCCTTCACAAACAATCGCACCAAGCGAACCCTTATTCTTACCAGTTCCTTCTTCAACTCCAACAACTCCAAGATCAAGAGAAATAACTGGCTTGGCCTTTAACCAAGAAGAAGAACGCTTACACTCGTAAGGAGCGTTCAAGTCCTTGATCATAATTCCTTCGTAACCACCTTCGATAGCCAACTCATTAATCTCACGAAGCCGATCTCGGCCTGCGACGGTCTCGAAATTAATAATTTCTGAAGAAAGAATCTTAATATTCGGAGTGGAATCTTTTACAAGATTGTACCAGATATTAAGTGCTTCAGAACGAGTCTCCTGAGTTTCTAAACACATTCCGGCAACGAAATCCTTCATAGGAATCATATCAAAGAGATGAAGAACCGCATCAGAAGTCTGAACATTTTCCTTACGATTTAATTGCTTCATCAAATCCTGGAACTTTTCCGACATAACTTCACCATCAAAGACCCAGGGTTCAGAAAGAGCCTCAGAAATCTCAGAGAACTGATTACGGATATGCGGAAAGTTTTCGAGTTCCTTACCATTACGAGAAAACTGAATTACACGACCATCAGGATAAACAAAGGTAAGAACTCGAACGCCATCTAACTTAACTTCAATCTGCTTACGACCAATCAACTTAGACTGCTGATCAGTCGAATCCTGAGCGAGCTGACAAGAAAAAACAGGAACAAGATATTTATCAGAAGCACGAATGTTATTCACAACTTTATTCACTGTCTTTTCAGACAACCCACAACGAAGATCCTTGATCAGGATCCGACGATACCAATAATTCCATTCATCAATCGTAGCCATGGACATAGCACGATTAATTTCATCTTTCGCATTATTACCAGTGATCTTACGATTTAAGAGATTATTCAATAAGCCAACAAATTCAGACCAAGAAAGACCAGAACCAGATGCGATCTTCTTCTCAGGAACTTGCTTCACACCGAACGTGAGCATATTATCCAAAGCATAACGTATTCCATAAAATAGAATATCATTCTTATCACGGGCTTCACGCTCAAGAATCGCTTCTTTACCAAGCCGAGAATTATCGGATTCAAGTGCCTTAATAACTTTCCAGGGAATCATTAATAGATCTCCAAAATTTCTTCGAAACGAGCGATGTAAGATGTGGTATCACAATACGATTCAAGATCGAAAATCGGACAACCGGAAGAATCGACTCGAATATTTTTAACACACATCGAAAAATCCAATGGGACGCACCAAACCTCATCAAGAATCTTCACTTCTTTAGTGAACTTTCGTAATTCGTTAACCATACAACCATTATACCTTTTTCTGGTGAGGAAGTCAAGGAAATTTGAAATTTTTATTCCCTTTGTTTTGAATGACTTAACTGCAAACTATTGAAAATAAAGAGAATAAAATTTTCGGCTTCCAGCGGTCCCATAAATTTTGGTATATAAGGGTATATTGAAGGTCGCTGCGATTGCTCCAGGCCCATCCTGGAGCTAAATGCACCCTCCACACGAATCGATATCGAATGTGCTGAACTTGTTTGAAAATTTTATTCTCTTTAGAATGAGTGACTTGCAGTTAAGTCATTCAAAACAAAGGGAATATTCTTTCGAAAAAATATTGCTTCCTCTCCTCTAGTACGCTATAATTGTTCTGTTGGTTGATAAGGAAACTATGAAAATCTATCTGCTAATTGAATCCAAAGAATATCTGTACGATGATCGTACATTCAAAACGAATTTAGAGGCTTTCGTTTGTCCGGTGGCAGCTAATTTAGAACTACAAAAATTAGAGGCTTCTAAGGAAACCTCTTATTCTTATAGGTTAATTTATTACGTCGAGAGTGTATATCTCAATCAACAATCTTTTTGATCGCTGTAAAGTTTATTACACCGTCTAAATTTTCTACTCGCACACAGTTCTTTCCAAATTTTTCTGTTAACTCATTAATAGAAAAACTCGCCAAAGTATTTGTTATAAATTTATAGATATAAACATAGTCTTCATATGTTATATCGTGTAAAGAACATTTTGCAAATATTCCTGTCTTAAGATCCTTTCTTTCTCTTTCGAAAAAGAACTTAAAGGATCTTTCTTTTTCCGCAAGAAAACAATCAATCCAAACATCATCGTTTATCTTATATCCACTATAATCAATATTATTTCTGAATGGGAATTCTTCCTCTTCATTAAAGGATACGTATTTCTGCGACCACTCTACAGATTTAATTTTCGGATATTTATCAAATAGCTCTTTAAAGAAAGAAGATAGATCTGTAATTGTATTTAAATTTCTATTCATAGTATTTTATGGGGACCTTTCGGTCCCCATTCATTTTTACTCTTCAGCTAACTTACGGAAATAATCCAACGAATCATCATCTTCTTCAACTTCACCCGAAGATTTCGAATTACCCCAAGGAACATCTTCTGTATCATCAGCAGAAGCAATTGCTTTACTTACTGGTTTTGATTCCATCTTAGCTGGAGAAGATGCTGGCTTAGAAGCACCAACTAGGTTGGTCGAAGGTGCCTTAACACCAAGAACTTTATCGAGACGTGCGGATAATTCCTCATAAGTCTTAAAGTTCTTAGGATCGTGAAATTCGTTTAAATTATATAGCGAATTCCAAACTGTCTCAATAGCAGAATCATCTCCATCTAATAGAGGACATTGATTCTCAAAAATCGAATTATCGTAATTCGGATACCCATCAACTCGCTTAATTTTCAAGCGGAAATTAGCACCTTGCCAAAATTCAAAAGGATCGATAGGATCTTCACCTTCGAAGACAGGCTTCATTGCTTCTTGAATCTTATCGAAAATTTTCTTACCGTATTTGAATAGAAATACTTTGCCTTCATTTTGAGGATTCTTAGGATCCGAGATTACATAGATATTAGAAATATATTGTTGCTTACGTTTACGTTTACGAACGATTTCTTTATTCGCTTCAATACCTGTGGCCCATAATTCAGAATTACGTTCTGAACAAGGATCTGGCTTGCCAATCGTTGTTAAAGAATTCTCGATATACCAACCACCAGGACCTTGAAATGCATGCGAATACATATTAATCCAAGGCAACTTATCATTCTTACCAGCTGGTAAGAAACGAATCAATGCAGTTCCATTACCTGTTTTCTCATCAATCGGAACAGACCAAAAACGATCATCTTGATAACTCTTAGTTCCGGAAGACATCTTCTCTAGTTCGGCAACTAGATTGTTTAAATTACTCTTACTTTTCTTTTTATAATCTGCGAAATTCATATATTTCCTTTTTGTTAATTGATATTATTTGCTAGTTTTTTATTAAGATCGTCGATAATTTGCTTTAATACTGCATTTTCTTGCTGAAGTGTAATGATATCTTCTTTATGTTTAATTTCTTCCATTCTAAAGATATCCATTAATTCATTGATAACAGATTCAAACACATCATCTAGTTCTCGTTTTACATCAAACAATTCTTTTAAAGATTCAGTAACTTCATGTAATTGAACACCACTTTCTTGAAGTGAAGAATCTTCAAAATTATCGGAGTCATCTTCTAAATAAATATAATCACTCATAATTTCCTTTCATAATTTAATCATACTACGCTGTTAGTATTTAGTCAAGTCAAAAATATTTCTTTAAACATAGATTTGATTTCTTTCGATTCCGGTAGATAATGCGAAATAAATGGATAATATTTAGTCATTAATAGATATTGATCTTTCCAGATAGGATCGAAATCTTTTTTCTTATTCATGTTATTAGAGAATAACATGACAATATCTAAAGCGATAAATGTCTCAATCCTAATGTCATTCCTTAAAAGGAATTTGAATATAATTGGATGTGTACCTTCTTTTATTTTAAAGACATCAACTATTTCTATTTCAGATTTAAGACAATACTCTCTTATAAGAGAGAATTCTTTTTTAAGATAATATCTAATTCCTTCAACATATCCTCTAAACTTAAGATATCTTGTTTCATTATCTTTTTCTAGCAAATCTTTAACCCAAAAATTAGAGTTATGTATTTGCTCTACTAACATCTTTTCTATTATTTTTTCTCTACTAAATTTATGTGCCAGTTTATCGAAATGATACTTATCTTTTCTAGAATTATAAGATGCTTGAGTTGCTTTCGTTTTCCCGTTAAATTTGAAGAAATTATAAGAATTAGAACTAAAGTGCATTTTAAATGCTAGATATAATACATAAGCATCAAATCCAGAAATTTGGGTTCCACTCATATTGGTAATTTAGTCTGAGAATTAATATCCTTTCTTAAGAGTTTAAGAGCCTTAGCATCTTGCTCTATTTCACACCTTAATGATGCCGGAATAATTTTACAAACTGACTCAACATCATAAGAGTATTTATCGCAATACAATAAAAGAGCATCAATATAATTGATATCGTGATGCCATACTAAATCCGTCACTTCATTATATATTTCTTCTGGTTTAATTATTAAATCTTCGATTGGTTCAAGTACCATTTTACTTCCCTTAATTTGTAGTATCGAGCTCATAATACTATTATACTTGTTATCTGTACAAAAGAAAAATAAATTATGTATTGACTTTAGAGGAATAAGACGTTATACTAAGTGTGTAGCGACGTTAAAGTTATAGAATAATTAGATTACTTCTGGATTGTAACCCTTGTGTATAATCTTCTAGTAATTCTCTAACAACCAATCTTGCATTAACCCTACCCATATTCATCTGACCAGTTATCATTATCCTCCGATCGAGCTCGACCATTGCTTCTTCTAGATTAGTAGGAATAATTCTTTCGTAAGATGGTTTAGAAATTTTGATAATATTTTCCATTTTATTTCTCCAATTTAATGTCTAAAATTTGATATTCAAAATCTTCTTCGTTATATATCTTAATTCTTTCTTTGAAGTGATTATATGCATAATTATTTTTATTCTTGTATCGCAAATCATCTACTAAATCAAATAGAACAGACGGACCAGATTTCTTATCTGAAGTCCTCAGAACTCTTCCGATTGATTGAAGAGTTCTGACTCTTGATTTAGAAGGATGTGTGAATATAATATTCTTAAGAGTAGGAATATTAATACCTGTAGAGAAAATTTGAGAAGATGCGACAATTATTGCATTATCTACATTGTCAATTGACTTTCTTACTGATTCTCTTATCTCAGTTTCAGTTCCACCAAATATAAAGAACACTGGTTTATTAGTACATTCTTGTATTAAATCAAATATAATTCTTCCGTGTGCTTCAACTCTTGAGAACAATATTAATGTGTTTCCTTTTAAAGATGCCGCTAATTTTGCAATATATCTGTTTCTCTTCTCATTAGAGATAATAAATTGCACTTCATCTTCCCAAGAGGCTATCTTTAATTCTTTCTTTGTTATATCAGAGTATGAAAAAACTAAGACATTTATATTTAAATCAGCTAACTTTTTTTCTTTTATTAATTTAGAAGTAGTGGTTAAGGAATACGCTTTCCCGAATAAACCTTCTACTTGTAGTTGATGTAATTGTTGGCCGGAAAGAGTTCCAGTAAAGCCAAATCTGTAATGTGCATTTACACACTTATCGAATAGCTTAGAAACTTCTTTTGCTGCGTATAAATGTGTTTCGTCTCCGATAACAACAGAGAAATTATGAAACCATGATTCAGGATTATCATATATAGATTGCCAAGTGGAAATTATAATTCGCTTCTGCTCTCTAACCATTCCTGAATATATTCTTGTAATTTTATTAGAAGGTTCCCAATAAGGGAAGTAATCACAAATATCAGAATACATCTGTTCCACAAGAGATGTTGTAGGACAGATTAATAGAATATCGCCTTCGTCATTATCATAGTAAAACTTAATAATAGATGCTATTATCAGACTTTTGCCAGAAGCAGTTGGACTTAAAGCGATATATCTAGGATTTGTTATTGCACGTCTAATACCTTCTATCTGATAATCTCTTGGTTCAATACTTTGACCGTTATTGTACCATTTCGTTTGAGAAATAAAATCATTCGCTTCTTTCTCGCTATAAGAGATATTATCAGATTCTTGTATAAAGTTATAACCATTATCCTTTGCATAACTTTCTACATAATGACTTAAACCTTTATGTAGTGTACAATTCTTCTTATTAAGAAGATGTATTTTCCCATCCCAAAGTCTTCTCTTAAACTTTGACATAAACTTAGCATTTGGAACGTCAAATGAAAGACGTTCCCATAATTCTTGAATTATACCTGGATCTGTTTCTACTCGGATCCATGTTGCGTTTATGTTAGTTAATTTTATAGTTGCATTCACATAACTATTTATTATCCAATCTCACCACTATCGAATTTTAACATAGTTATTGCATTTTTAATAGAGAACTCACGCTGCTCAATTCCTCGTAGGATTTTTTCTAGATAGAAACATTTTTCTTTTTGCATTGCAATTTTATTTGATATTGTCAAAATATCTTCATCTGATTCTAGATATATATCTATGTCTTGTCTTAGAATTTTCTTATCGAATGGTTTCTCTTCATATTCTTCTGGAGATGCTTTACCAGAGTAATATTCCCATTTTTGTTTTCTCAGTATTGCGAACTTTGAAGTAAGAGTATGTAATAATACTTTTTCGTTCCTATAAATCTCTAGATACTTAGAAAGTATATTCGGCGTTCTTGTTGCTTCTTCAACAAGTTTAAACCTGTCGATCTTCATATCTTCATTTACCATCTTAACTAAGTCATCAAATTTCATTCTTATACTCCAGATCAGGAAGGTGCTTTTTAATAATATCGGCTAGAGATTTGTAATGTTTATTTCTTTTTGTTTTGAATACGATCGGTGTTGAGTCATATACACTCATTATAATTGTTATGTTATTAACTTTTATTCTAGTCATCTCTTCTAACATTAAAGAGTAAGCTGTTCCTTGTACGAAATAATTTTCGATCCATTCTTCTTTTTTCTCTTTCCGTGATGTTTTAAAGTCTATGATAGACAATTCGCCTTCATACTCAGCTATACAATCGGTTCTTCCGGCTATTCGCAAGACATCTGAGTAAAGAGCACTTTCTTGTACTAATATGTTATCTATATTATCGAGTTTGTCTTGAACTCCAATGAACATATACTTAGAATGCGGTGTACAGTTATCCAAATAATTTTCTTTATTTTGTAAGTATTTTTCTACATGTTCGTGGAACAAAGTACCAACTTCGCAGGCGTAAGAAGAAATTTTATCTGCTTCTTCTTCGCCAATAGAAGCTCTCCAAGAAGCCATACCTTCTTTAGAAGTTTGACCCAAGAGAGTGGTAATGGATGGCCTGTAATTGCCTTCTGGAGTTATATAATATCTTTTTCCATTTATCTCTTGGGTCTCTAATTCAGGTAATGATAAGTAATTATGTGTAAATTTCTTCATATATTAATTATACTACATTTCTGTTTCTTCTACCTCTTCTTTAATCTTCCGTTAGTATAATTTTCTGGAATTTTATCGTCTTTTGAAATTAATTGTTCGATAATATTGTTAGTAATCCATTTTCTTTTTGGTCTATTTTTGGCTTTCAAAGAAATTTTTCTCTTACACTCTTCTGTATGAGGAATTCCTTTATTCGGTGCCGCTCGACCTTTTTGTCTTTCCGATTGTCTTATAGATTGTTCAACTGTTCTCTTTTTACCTTTATTTTTAAAACTCATTTTTCTTTTCGATTCATCGGAATGTTTTCTTCCATAAATGGGTGAGTTACTTCCAAATCTACCACGGTGATATGAATTTTTAGACATTTGAGTTTTCGTTTTTTCAGAATGTTTTCTACCCAACATACCTTTTCCGTGATTCATAGATATATTCAACCTCATTTGTTCAGTCCTTTTTCTTCCGGTATTATCGCTAAATAATTTACCAGCAATACATAGATTAATATATAACGGATTATTGACAACATTCATTTTTTTCTGAAATGATTCTTCCCGATTTAACGCTTCTTCCCTCGTAGTGTGAGTTGTTAGAATTTGCGTCTCGAAAAGATGTGGATTATCTTTTAATTCTAAAAGCCAGATTTGTTTATATTTTTTGCTTTGAACCGATCCACGATATCCTTCGCTTATCTTAAGCGCAGAAGTTGATCCAATATAAAATGGTGGAAGTTTATTACCTTTGTAGATTGTAAGGTAAGTACAATAAATAACATTAGACATATAATTTCGAACTCCTTCATTTCAGAAATAATATTAATCATTTCTTCTAAACCACTAACATCATATTTAGATCTGTATAAATCATTTTGTTTTGTGTCACCACACATTATCAATTTGGTGTTTTTACCAACTCTTGTTATGACAGTTTTAATTTCTTCGTAATTACAGTTTTGGATTTCGTCTAAAATTATGAACGTATTGTTGATTGTAGTTCCTCTTAGATAAGAAGTAGAACAGAACTCAACAAATCCTTTACTCTTTAATATCTCAAATGCGTCTCCTCTACCAAATAATTCTGAGAATACTCCTTTATATGGATCTTCGTAAACTGACATCTTTTCTTTAAGAGTTCCTGGTAAAAACCCAACATCTCTTGTAGATACAGTAGATCTTATAATCATTATTTTATGAGGATCATCTAAATCTTTAGATCTTATGATTCTTGATAAAGCTAGATACAGCGAAATATATGTTTTTCCTGTGCCTGCTGATCCGCATAACAATAAATTGTAACCCTCTTCAAAAGCATCAAATACATCTTTCTGTGCTTCTGTAAGAGGGGAGATTTTCTTTAAATTAAATGAAGAATCAATAGTTGGAAATTCTAGATTCTTCTTAGAAGTTCTTGGTTTTCTTGACATTTGTTAATTCCTTGTGGAACATGACAAATAAAGCGCATCAGTTAAAATTCTCTGGCAATCGACCTCGTTCTTTCAACATTTCCATGAGGGTGTGCTTCTTTAATTCTACCTAAAACATACTTCTGAAAATCAGATGGTGCTCTTGTTACTCCGATTCTTACCGGATCACAAATACCAGGGGCAGTAATCGTTTTTGATATAGTTAAAGAATTACAATTTGGACATGGTTCTTTTGTTGGTGAATCAAGATCTGACATGGATACTCTTTTCTCAAAAGAATATTCGCAAGATGTACAATTATAGTCGTATAGAGGCATCTTAATTAACTCCTTCATATTATTACTTATAAAAAAAAAATGGACAGGCTTTTGGCCTGTCCTTAGTTAGTTTAAGGAGAAATAATTTTATTGTTTGTCGTCTTCAGATTCTAAAATTTGACCAGATGAATTAATTTGTACACTGTCATCAACTTTCTGATATAGCGAATAGAAAGATTTCTTTGTATCTTCATCGAATCGAGAAATACAGTAACGAATTGCCTTAACTCGATCCATACCAGTAATGATCGTAGTATTCAGAATATGAATAAGGCGACGAGTACTCACAATTTCTTCAACACCACCAACATCGTAAGTCTCACGAATAATTTTCGCCCACTCAACCAAATTCTTAACGAAGGTCAAATTTTCTTGAGTTTGTGCATTATTAGTCTTTAGAATGGCTTCTAGAATTTGCGTTTCGATTGTAACAGGTGGATATTCGTGTTCAAACGTAATAGCAAATCGATCTAGTAGAGCTTCGTTCTGCGTATTCGAACCAATATAACGTCCGTCTTCAGAAGACTTACCTTTCGTGTTTGCCGTGGCGATAATATTAAATCCTGGCTGTGGGAAAACGGTAGTATTAGTCTTCTTAATATAGATAGGATTACCTTCGAGGATAGGTTGCAAACACATAATCTTCGGAGATGCCAAGTTTAACTCATCGAGTAGAAGAACCGCACCTGTCTTCATAGCTGCAACAGCAGGACCATCTTGCCATACGGTTTCCCCATTAACTAGACGAAAACCTCCGACCAAATCGTCTTCGTCAGTTGTTTCTGTGATATTAGCACGAATAAGTTCACGATGATTTTCTGCGCATGCCTGGTAAACCATCTTCGTCTTACCGTTGCCAGATTCGCCTGTAATATAAACTGGATGAAAACTATTAGACTTAATAATCTTCTTTAGTAGATTGTAATCGCCGAATTTAATGAAAGATTTATCGATTTGTGGAATTAGAGAATTAGAATTTTCTACAGAAGTAGAAATTTTATCTACATTTTTCATTGTAGTTTTCGGTACGGAACTTTCTTGAGTATTATATACGAAGGCATCACCATCAATAGCACTAACAGAAACTTTGTACAACCCACGCTTAACTTTATTATGCGGATTCGTCATAAAATCAGTAAACTGCTTCTGAAGTGAATATTTAAGAGCAACGCTCTGAATTTGTGGACGAGTCAAAGTTTCAATTCCAGGATATTCGCCCTTCAGGGCATCGATCAGATTCATTTATTATTTCTCCTTACACACTCAGTATACATCTCTTCGTTGATAAAAGTCAACTGTTTTTTTAAAAAAAAATGCGCTTGACTTTTTTCGCAGAGTATTATATAATGGTGAATATGAATACGAACACCGCATACGAAAATCTTGCAAAGTTAATGTCAACCGAGAATATCGGTGTGACGTATGGTAATGTAGAAACTGCTTATTTTAATGTTGAGACACGAACTCTGATGATCCCGAATTGGGAAGGTCTCTCTGAAATTGAGTCTTCGCTATTGATCGCCCACGAGATCGGTCACGCTCTCTATACTCCTTCTGATACTTGGAAAAGTGCCATCGATGAAATGGGTCCTAACTTTAAAGGATACCTTAATATTGTTGAGGACGCTAGAATTGAGAAAGCTGTTAAAACTAAGTTTCCTGGTACAAAGCAGATCTTTTATTTTGGATATCAAAAACTCAGCGAGAGGGCGAATATCTTTCCGAAAGATCTCTCGATCTACACTTTTGTAGATATCATCAATGCTCATTATAAATTAATGGGTCCGATTCTCGGAATTAAGTTAAACGAGGCGCATCGATATTTTATCGATAAGATTGATAATATCGTATCATTCGATGATGCTGTGACTGTTGCGAAAGAACTATTTGAATATTCCAAGGGACAGGGTCTTCATGATGAAGAAAATCTAAATAAAGAGACGAGACGTACCACTTCTTCCAATACTACTGAAGTAAATACGAATAATACATCTTCTGAGTTAGAAGAACCTTCAGAAAAAGATAATTCAAGAAATGATTCTTTTGATAATGAATATGATAATTCTGAAGAGAATAAATCTGAGAAAAATGAGGAAGCACCGGAATCAATTACTGCAGATTCTATTGCCGATTCATTAAGGTCGAATCTTCCTAAGAATAATATTTTTGTTGCTGATATTCCGGATCCTATTCTAAAGAATATTATTGTTCCTTTTAAAACCATAATCGAGAGTGCTTCTGGAAAAATTCAGAGACCGATTGATCTCAAAAATGAAGATGAAGAATTTCTCAGCCCGGAAGAATTAGAAGATCTTATTGAAAAAACAAGTTTAACAACATTCACTAAGAATAATGCTTCGAAGATTGCTTATCATAAGCAGTTATTCGAAATGCGTAAGAAAGCCTTAGAACATAAGCGTACTCTTACATTTCGCTCTGGTATATTGAATACGAATAAGATTCATGCATATAAGTATGATGATCAAATCTTCAAGACCTTTGAAGTGAAAGAGAGTGGTAAGAAGCATGGTCTTATCTTCTTCTTGGATATGTCTGGTTCAATGGCTTCGTATATTTCTGGCGCAATCTCTAAATTGTTAGAGATTGTTCTTTTCTGTAAATCTTCAGAAATTCCTTTTCTTGTATATGGTTTTACAACTGCATATTCTGAGTTACTTCACCCGCATGGATATAAACAAGAAAATTATAATAAATTCGAGAATTATGGGCAGATGGAATATAGAATGTCATTGAGTTATGATTTTAATTTGTTAGAATTTCTCAGTAGCGAAATGACAAATGTTGAATTTAAGAAAGGAGTTGATATCTTATTGGATCGTGTCGGTAATCGTAGAAACCGTTATGGTATGTTTGGATTAGGAGGAACTCCATTAAACGAAACCATCTTATGTCTATCTTCTATTGTTAAGAACTTTAAAAATAATACAAATGCTAAAATTGTGAATTGTGTATTCTTTACTGACGGCGCAGGACATGAATATAGATTTATTAAAAATGTTAAAAATGATAGCCAGCATATTTATGGGCATGGTATTGATTCGTATTCAGAAAATAAATATTTTCTTTACGATTCTAAAAAGAAGAAAAACTATCTTATTAATAAATCTAATGAATTAGATCTTTCTAAGATCTTATTAGAAGTAATGAAGAATCGTATTCCTGATACGAATATTGTTAACTTCAATATTGTAACTTCTTTAAGTAATGAAATTACAGATAAGGAAATTAAAGATAATTATCCAACCGCCCCAAATAGATTATTAAGTCAATATAATTGGCAAGATCGACAAAATCTAGAAAATATTATTACGAATAATCCGATTATCTTAATTAGAAATAATAATAGAGGTTTTGATCAAGTATATTATCTTACTTCTGGCTGTTTAGCTAAACCAAATAACAAAAAGAATAAAATCGTATCTTCTAAAGTAGATATTACAAATGTTAAGGAAAATTTTATTTCAAGTAGTAAGAATAAGAAAGAGATGAATAAATTAATATCTGCTTTCGTGGATATGATCGTATAAGTAAAGGTATGGATATTATATTTAAAATAACTATTTTATTCTGTTCGATTGTGGTATTCATTGCTTTTTCAAAAATTGGTGCTACAATCGAACGTATGAAGTGGATATACGGAGAACATTTTATAAATGAGAAAGGTTTTCCGATGACAGTAGATAAGAAAAGCGGAAAAACTAAAATGTTGATTTTCTGAGTAATAGAGTGTAGAAGGAAACAATATATGACAAATTTTAACTTTTTAATCGGGAAACCATTAGCAGAAGCGAAGGATTATGCGAATTCTTCTGGATTTAGTGTTAGAGTGATCGATATGGGATTTCCTGCGGTCTTGACATGCGATTATAGTGCGAATCGTTTGAATTTTAAAGTGAAGGAAGGAAGAGTCGTTGATATCGAATTGGGGTAGATTTTTTGGCTTTGACTTCTTCAATAATTTATAGTATAATGGTATAGTGAGGTTTGCGTGGAAAATATAATTATCGGATTTATATTTGGACTTTTAATGATCTGGATTTGTGGCGATGCGATCGCTATAATCATTAGCGAAATTAAGGATTCTTGTAAGAAAATTATTTCTGCTATTATGAAATAGCATTATGAGGAATTATTGAGATGCGTGCGTATATTACAATCGGATTGCCTGGATCCGGAAAGAGTACCTGGGCAAAGAGTATTGACGCAGATCGTATAAATAACGACGAGATTCGTGCTGAGATTTACGAAGAAATCGGAAATAATACTTGGTCACCGAAAGTTGAAGAACGTGTTAAGTTTGAACGTGGGGTCCATATCAGTACTTGTGCTGCTTTTGGTTTAGATATTGTTGTAGACAATACTCATCTAAATCCAAAGACACTAAATCAGATTGTATCCTTTTGCGAATCGAGAGGTTATGAAGTTGAGATTGTAGATTTCCGTCACGTTCCAATCGAAACTTGTATCCAACGTGACTTGACTAGAAAGGGAACTTCTGGTTATGTTGGTGAAAAGGTTATTCGTGATATGTTTAATAAATTTATGAAAGAACCAATTGATCGTAATCTTCCTTCTTGGGTTCCTAATCATCTCCCAGATTGTATTATTGTTGATATCGACGGAACTCTTGCTCAAATAAAGGATCGTGGCCCTTACGACGAACATAAAGTATATAATGATGATGTTCGTCGTCACGTTCTTTTCACAATCACTTCACTGATGAACGCAAATCCAGAATTGAAGGTGTTTATTTTCTCTGGTCGTTCTGATTCCTGTATGGCAGAAACGGTTCGTTGGCTTGAAGATAAATGTAATTATTATGTAATTAATTATAGTAACATTCTTCGATATAATAATTGTATCGGAGGTTATGATGTCGAACTTCATATGCGTAAGACTGGCGATAAGCGTCGAGATTCGCTAGTCAAGACTGATATGTACAACGAATTTGTAAAAGATAAGTATAATGTAATTGCAGTTTTCGATGATCGTCCACAAGTGATTCGTGAATGTTGGAAAGTTCTAAATCTTCCGGTATTCAATTGTGGTTTGATTGATGTAGAGTTTTAATGATTTATAATATACAATGCATAAAAATAGAAGAATTGAACATCTTTAAACTTGACTTTATGTTTTAAATGTGAGATAATAATATTATGGCTGATAGATACACACTTCTTAAAGGTTTAGTTGGTTCGCATGTTTACGGATATGCGACTGAATCATCAGACAAAGATTACATGAGTGTTTATCTATCTCCATTAGATCATTATTTTGGATTGAGAAGTTCGTCAACTTCTATGACTGTAACGGATAGTGAAGATAACTGTGAATACGAATTTCTTAAATTTATGAAATTGTGTTCTTCTTTTAATCCAAACGTAATCCCGCTTCTTTGGACAAACAAAGAAACCCAATCTGATAATTGGGATCTTGCTCTTGAACTTATAAATAACAGACATTTATTTGTTACAAAACTTGCTTACAATACTCTTGTCGGATACTCAGTCTCCCAGAGAGAAAAGGCAAGAAAACAATTAACAGGTAAGTTAGGTGAAAAACGAAAAGATTTAATAGAGAAATATGGTTTTGATGTTAAAGCAGCAGCACACACAGTTCGGCTGCTGAAAACAGCAGAACATTTATTTAAATATAATGAAGTAGAATTAGATGTTGCTGCTGAAGAATGTGCAGAGTATCGCTCAGGTAAATATTCTTGGGAAGATTTTGAAGATAGATTTGAAGTCTTGAAAAAGAGAGTAGATCTATCGTTTCAAGAATCTACTCTACCCGAAAAACCAGATATGGATAAAGTGAATAACTTGTGTGTAAATGTTCTTAAATCTTTTCATTTTAAGTAAAACTAATGTGATGGAAAGATAGAAAAAACAATTGGCGAGCGTGGTATAGAGGTCGTGCCCTGGTCTTCCAAACCAGAGACGTGGGATCGTATCCCGCCGCTCGCTCCAAAAATTATGGCTAATATAAATAAAGATGTTAGGAAAACTGACAAATACACACAAACACACAGGAGGCTCAACATGAGCAAGACACCTTACGAAGTAAGATTAGAATTGCTGAAGCTATCACAAGGATTACTTTTTGATCCAGTATACTCTAAGAGAGATACATTGATCAATGAGTGGGAACATCAAAAGGAATTAGATAAAGCTACTCCTTATCCAACTCTTCCAAGTTTTCCAACAACAGAGGATGTTATCGAAGAAGCTGAGAAGCTAAATAGATTCATAAGCAACGGATAAAAAATATGGGGACCAAATTGGTCCCCATTAGAGTTTTTATGGAATTAAAAGAATTAAAAGAAATCAATAAACAAATAGCCGACGAAGTATATGGTTCTGCTTTTTATTATGGAAATCTATCAGAAGAAGAATGGATAACTATTTTAACTAAATTACTCAATCAAGCAACAGAAAGAGGTTGGGTTGCCGCTGGAGGAAAAATAGAAACTGAAAAAATCAGCTATTTCTTAGATAATATTTAATATACTTATCTTAATTTCCCCTGACCACGATATTTTTTGAAGGTTCTTTTCTTAGACTTATTCATTGAAGACCGCTTTGGATTGCGAATATCCTGAGCGGTCTTCTTCCATTTTGCACGAGAAATAAATGTTAAACCTTCGATAAACTTAGCCATAATTTTCCTTTTTTTGATTTATAATTATATTTATATGACTAAACAAAACATTATCGAAAAATTAAAATCTAATTCATTAAGAATTCATTTCACATATGCGAATGGTAAGAAGACATCTGTTTTCTGTACATTAGATATGTCTAAAATACCTGTTAATAAACAAGATAGTATTGGGCCATCTATTGAAGAAATAATTGTAGCCTGGGATCTTGAGAAACTAAAATGGATTGCCTTTAAATCGGAGAAAATCACTTCTATAGATTAATAAATAAGATATATGTCTATTTTATCTGTAAACATACCACACTTTTATTGTTTATTGAGAAAAGAATATCTGTATAATTTGAAAGACCATTTTGGTGAATATGAACTTTGTTCTGTGTTTGGCGTAACTTCTATACCAGCAAGAGCAATTACATTTACATGTATGATTAATAATGGTTCACAAGTTGCAAGATTACCCATATCTGCTTTTTGTTGGAAAGAGTGTAATCCGCAACCACTCGAAGTTTTAGAATTATGGGATTGTTTCTCATATAATTTAACTTGTGTTTCGTATGATTATCTTAAAGGTTTAAGAGTATCATCTTTCTTAAAAGATAAGAAGTGGTATGATGGTGAATATATGTTCACCTTAGATTGGTATGGTTCACCTTATGCGGAAGATCCTGGAGAAGGTGGGTTTAAAACGGCACACATCATAAAATTAGATACAGGAAATTTTGCGGCTCAACCAAATAATAGAATTTGTTGGTATGAGCCAGCATTTATACCAAAACCATACAAAGAATCAGAATCTAAACCAGATTATAAAGTAAATGAACACACTTGGAAATGCGAAGGACGATCTAAATGGTATACAGAAAATTCTGATAAATATTTCTACGAGATAACACAGGAAAACTAAGATGGCACAATATAGACTCGATCAGGGAATTGTAGATCCACCACACAAAACAAGATACGAAATGATGATGTTGGCTGATAACTGGGGAAACCAGTCAGAATGGAGACCTCAATTCACCAATAACAATCGTCTTAAAGTTACTCCATATCAAACAGTATTCTTTAACACTTTCCAGTATGGTAAAGAGACTGATGTATGGGACGAGAGTATAACTGGAACTGCCAGCGCAGCTCATAATGTGAATGCCAGTAATGTTGTAATGCAAGTTGGATCTGCTGCTGGAAGTAAAATCGTTCGACAAACCAAGCAGGTGATGAGATATATTCCTGGTAGGGGAGCAACTCTAGCATTTGCAATTCGTCTTGATACACCAGTAGCAGGCGTTCGTAGAAGATTTGGATTGTTTGACGATAATAATGGCGCATACTTTGAAGATAATGGTGGTGTATATTCATATGTTCTTCGTAGTAACGTAACTGGTAGTGTTCAAGAAACAAGAGTAACCAGAGATAATTGGAATGGTGAAAAGTTTGATGGAAATGGTTGGACTGGAGTGACTGCTGATCCAACAAAACAACAAATGATTTCAATCAACTATGAATGGTATGGTGCAGGTATCGTCCAGTTTAGTTGGTTGATTAAGAATGAGACAATTGTATCACATACTTTTGACAACTCAAATACTAATGATAGAGTTTGGTGTTCTACTCCATTCTTACCAATTAGAGTTGAGATAGAAAATGTAACTGGTGTTGCAGGAACTCATTATATATATCAAGGTTCTAATTCTCTTATTCAGGAAGGAGAACCAGAAAAACTTGGAACTCTGTTGAGTATCGCAAATCCCATCACAGGGACAACAATGGCACTTGCAAATACATTTTATCCAATTATAAGTCTTCGTTTGAAGTCTACTCAATTATCTGCGGTGATGCTCTTAAGGTCACTACAAACAGCAACAAATGATAATACAAATGTGTATTGGAAACTTATTGAGAATGCAACAAACACAGGTGGGACTTGGGTAGATCATCCAGATCCAAACTCATTTATACAATACAATATCACTCAAACGGCAACGACTGGCGGTACTAATTTATTAAATGGATTTATTGTTGGTGGAGGTGCTGCATTGATTAATATTGATGATAAAGCATCACTTCAGCTAGGAAGATCAAGTCTCGGCACAGTATCGGATACATATACCCTTGCCTGTGCGTCTCCAAACACAAACAAAGATGCATTAGCAGTTCTTAACTGGATTGAACAACGATGACTGATGTATCTGATATTCTTACGATACGATCTCTTTTTGTTTCTTTTGGAACTACTATAGAAGTCGTTTCTCTACTAGGTTAGTTCGAAATTATCTAATATGACAACACTATCTTTTAATACAACATCATCGTTAACGACGCAAACCATAACTATATCTTCGCACGGTTTACAAACTGGTGAGATTGTAAGATATAATGATGGAACAGATCCGGCTCCATATAATATAGGATTAGTTAATGCAACAGAGTATAATGTTGTTAAGAAAGACAATAATACTTTATTCATAACCACAAGCCTAGATAATATTAAATTTTTCGTAGCACAAGTAGAAGAATTAATTAATCTATCGAATAATACAATCTATATTGAAGAACATGGATTTAATACTGGTGATAGAGTTATCTATAATTCTAACGGAGGTAATCCTCTTGGTGGTCTTGTTAATTGGAATACATATTATGTAATTAGAGTTGACGATAACAATATTAAATTGGCAAATTCAACAGTCGATGCGAATGCTAATATTGCTATAGATATAACAAATCCTGGTACAGAATTTTCGCATCTTTTATTTAAATACATAACTCTTATTCCTAGTTCTTCTCCACCACAAACACATTCATTAGAATATAATTATTATTTGGATAATATTATTACTGCAGGAGCTACTGGATTCTTAGGATCAACAGGATTCCTAGGTTCAACTGGATTTACAGGATCAACTGGGTTCCAGGGTTCAACTGGGTTCCAGGGATCAACTGGATTTACAGGATCAACGGGATTCCAGGGATCAACAGGATTTACGGGATCAACAGGATTTACAGGATCGACTGGGTTCATTGGATCAACGGGATTCCAGGGATCAACAGGATTTACGGGATCAACAGGATTTACAGGATCGACTGGGTTCATTGGATCAACAGGATTCCAAGGATCAACAGGATTTACAGGTGCCACAGGACCAATTGGTGGTTCTAATACACAAGTCTTATATAATTCGTCAGGTACTGTTGCTGGTTCATCAAATTTAACATTCGATGGAACGAGATTAACTGCTGCTGCACTGACAGTTGATACGAATACTTTATTTGTAGATTCAACAAATGATAGAGTTGGTATTGGTTTAACTAATCCTGCACATAAGTTAGATGTAAGAGGTAATACTGCCAAAATTTTTAATGGAACTTACGCTGCGGATACAACATTACATATTGGTAGTGCTGATGAATTAAATCCAGGCCAAGGAATGTATTTAACATTTCATGGTAGCGCAACACCTCCGTATTCTAGTATAAATTCTCTTTCGCAAGGAGTCTCGTGGAGAAATATTGCATTAGTACCAAGTGGCGGTTCAGTTGGTATTGGAACAACAAGTCCAGGAACAATACTTGAAGTATTCGGAGGTTCAATAACAACACGAGCTGGAACTGCTCAAGATTCAGTTATAATAGCTGGCAGAGCAGGAGGAACTTCAAGTTATGGTGTAACTTTAACACCAACAACTCTATCAGCTTCAAGAACATTAACATTACCTGATACTACAGGAACCATTGTTACAACAGGTGATTCTGGAACAGTAACATCCACAATGATTGCTGATGGTACTATCGTTAATGGTGACATCAATGCATCAGCAGCAATTGCAGTGTCCAAGTTAGCAGCATCAACAATTTCTGGTATTACATTGGGTAATAACTTGAATACCCTGACAATGAATGTGTCAGGAACAGGTCTAAGTGGATCAACTACATACAATGGATCGGCTGCTGCTACATTTACAGTAACTTCAAACGCAACTTCAGCGAACACAGCATCAGCTATTGTGGCTAGAGATGCATCTGGTAACTTCAGTGCGGGAACAATTACAGCAACAACATTAGCAGGAACTCTATCAACAGCCGCACAAACAAATATTACGAGTTTAGGAACATTAACATCATTAACAATAAGCGGAAATTTAACAGTAGATACGAATACTTTATTTGTAGATTCAACAAATGATAGAGTTGGTATCGGAACGTCGAGTCCAGCCAGAACTTTACATGTACATAATGCCGTTGCCGATAATCATTTATACCTCTCTAGCGTAGGACCAAGTATTATCATGGGTAATAATGTAACTTTTGCATCAAGTACCATGTACTATTTGATGGCGATGGCTACGGCGAATGGTCAATATGGACTGAATGCTGGAGATACTATTTTAGGTAATTATGGTAACTCCAGAGGCAATCTGCATATCAATAGTAACTATTCTGGTACTGGAACCACCAATGTGATTATGCAACCTAGTTCTGGTAGTGTTGGTATTGGAATTGCACCAACAACTAAGTTACATATAGCCACCGCTACTAATAATGGATTAAGTATCACCAGTACAGATGGCACCACATTTCGTGGAATTTTATTTAACACAAATGATAGTGCTCTAAGTATGGGGACCACAACGGCGCATGGTATAGCCTTTTATACCAGCAATGCCGAAAGAGCCAGTATTAATTCTGCTGGTGATGTAATCATAGGAAATGCCAGCAATCCAGGCAATACGCTGAGATATCTGGATCTGTATAACACAAATACTGGCGCATC